TACGATGACCAAAGACACCTGGAAAAGGTGGAACATCTATACCTCAATCCATCTCTTTGAGTATTGTGTGTATTCTTGGAGAAATCATATGTGGAACCATCTTGATGGATATCCTAATGAAGAAAGAATGAGAAAACTGTTCTGGTATTATTTGAACTACGGACACGCAAACACTTATTATGACTGAACGAAACCTAAAACAACAACTCCAGTATTCCTACTATGAGGATATGGAGGATGGTAGAACAACTGAAACGATTGATTATGATGCCTTGATTGAAATTATTGATGATTTGTATGATAAAATTGAAACACTTCAAAGGGATAATGAACTCTTGAAATCTTATGCTTGGGAACCATGAACGATGATATGCCTTGGGTTAATCTCACTCAAGAAGAAGTAGAAGAACTTCGCAAACAAAAATACGAAATTACTGAATACGCCAAAGAGAAACTGAGGAAACTTATGAACAATCAAGAACCTTATCCTGATGAAATATTTGAAGAAGCAGCGAAACGAGAAGCAGCAAACAAAGCAGCATTAGAATCACTTGGTATTGATTACGAATCTTTCGGACAGAAACCTTGGAATGAAGGTGATTTGGATTATGAAGCACCAAATGGAGACTACATCAAAAACTATCCACTTATCAATCGTGTAGAAGTGATTGGTAAGAATGGACGAGAGTATGTTCAATATGATTGCTCTAATGTCCAAGTGTCAGAACAAGATGAAGGACGCACACTTAAGGTATTTCTATCATGACTAAAATTGACCCCTATCAAGTAAAAAAAGAAGCGATTGATGAATATCTTGAAGACCAAAGAATTGAAGTAATGAAAACTGCTGTTGGTGCTGTTGGTAAGTATTCTGACCAACTCAAAGAACTTAATGAAACAGAAAAAGTAGAACTACGAGCAGAACTGGAAGCAAAGAAGAAAGAAAACTTCCAACTGGTTGCTGATGCTTGTATGAAAAAATACGAGGAGAAGTATCAGCGTGATGTATTCCCAGTAGATGAGTATTGGGTTTATATGATTGCTGATTATTTTGCTACTGGTGAGGGTCACACCACATGTATTATGATGACACAGGCAACACCAAACTGCAAAGAGGATTTTGAAAACTCAGAAAATAAGTATGTTGCCACCACATCTAAACAATATCGTGCTGTTCGCAAGTTCCACGAAGAGTTTGGCACCTGGATGCTGTATGGTCTGAAGTTCCTGAGCAAAGAAGATTTCCTTACGGAATGTGCTTACTTCATCCCACCTGTGATGATGAAACTATCTAATGCCAAGTGCTTCAAAGAATTCCACACCTGTGTACATTATAACTTCTCCTAATCATGAAAATTAAATTTAACGGACACTCTCCCACTGACCGTGAGGTAGAGTTCACACAAAATGAAATACCAATGACCGACAAAGAACTCTACAACCCCGATGAGTTTGTGCTTGACAACATCAAAGGGTATCACTATGAGGTGATGGATGAAGGGCATCATGTGTGGATGGCATTCTATTTGGAGAATGGTAGCACAGGACACTTGAATATTTTCCTGAATGATGGTAAGATTAACACACGATATGAGGAATGGCATGACGAGCAATCCACTGAAACTAAATGAAGAAGCACCAGCATTCTCATACACACGAGAAGAGCTATTCAATACGATTATGTGTATTGTAGCACACCCACATAAAACACTCACAGAGCATGACAAAGCTCGTGCTATGGCAATCTTTCTAACCTTTGGTGATTATCTTGGTAATTACACCGAGAGTGACAACAACGGTGGACATTATGTTTATGAAAGTGATGTCACTGACTTTGAGGGTTTAGTGATGGAAATGCTAGATGAAGAAATGTATGGGTCCATCACAGCAACGGATGTTCTCAAATGAAACCAACTGAAGCAGGATTTGATGGAGAAAAAGGTTTAAACCTTAATATGTCACATCTGCCCAATGGGGGAATATATAAACTGCGACGTGGTTCTACTCCTCCATGGACATTTAATTCTAATTTTAGAAATCAATTGATGTGGCAACAAACAACACCACCTAGACTTTTATATTGTAACTCAGACAACCTGTGGTTTGAATTGGACTTTATTCCTATAGAAACATGATTCCTCTCATAAACAAATGGATAATCGGATTTAAACCGATTAGATATACTGCATTCTGGTATTGGTATCGTTTGTGTTGTCATGATGATTATCGACTCGATGATAGACATTTGTGTGCAGATTTCTGGTATCAATTAAACTATGGCTGGTGGACTATGGAATATGATACATTCATTGAAAATACTAATGAAAGTGATATGTTCATAAGTTCTCCTGATGAGATTCCAGAGACCATCTACTTGACAGAGGAGGCTTTTGACTCTATGATGGAGAAGATAAACAACCCAGCCCCACCCACGCCATTTCTACGCCAACTACTCTCTCGACCTGCACCTTGGGACAATGACTGACCTTGAACGACTCAAAGCTTACGATGATGAGCTTTCCAAAGTAATGCCACCTGACTTCAAAGATTGGTGGCAAGGTAGTAAGAATGAGTGGCCTGAGATTGCTGCTGCTGTCATTACAAGTTTGCGTGAGCGTGAAGAGCTTGCATGGTTGCATTTTGAACAATGTCGGGATGAAATGTTTAGGAGGGAACTCGATGAAAGTTAAAACTCGTGTTATTCTAGAACAAGCTATTGAAGAAGGTGTCCGTCGTGGTTGGCACCTCGCACACAAACATGTAGAGAATCCTGCTCCTAGTGCTGTCATGGAGCGTATTGACGACGCTGTAATGGCTCAAATCTACGAATACTTTACTTTTGATGATGAACTACACATTTCCTGAAATCAATCACATTGATGATGTTCTTCTACAGATTGAAGACAAGCCAGAATTTAAAGTAATGGACAAAGGTTGGTACACTGTTATCAACTACATGGTGGCATTTGAAGATACATTTTCACTCATTCGCCATCGCACACATTACAACATGTGGATGCGTCGTGAATGTCGTGGACTTATCTTTAATACTGCTACTGGTGAACTTATTTCTCGTCCATACCATAAGTTCTTTAATGTTGGTGAGCGTGATGAAACTCAGATTGATACACTCAACTTGAGTGCTTCACATGTAGTTCTGGAGAAGTTAGATGGTTCGATGATTCGACCTATTCCAACTACAGAAGGTTTTCGTTTAGGTACAAAAGCTGGTATTACTGATGTTGCAATGAATGCAGAAGTATTCATTGGAGATAAACCACAATATGGTACTTTCATTCGTGCCATGATTGATGGTGGAATGACACCTATCTTTGAATGGTGTTCACGAAAAAATCGTATTGTAGTTGATTATCCTGAAGACCAACTCATTCTCACTGGTATTCGTAACCTCACTAAAGGTAACTATCTACCATACTTCAACATGGTAGAACTTGCATCACACTATGACATTCCATGTGTAAAAGCATATTCTAAAGGTGTTCCTACTAGCGAAGATTTAATCAATCATATTCGTACATGGGATGATGGTGAAGGTGTAGTCATTCGCTTTGATGATGGTCATATGGTCAAAATCAAAGCTGATGAATATATTCTTCGCCATCGGTCAAAGGAACAAATTAATTCAGAGAAGAATATCATTCAAGTTATCATCAATGATGCAGTAGATGATATGATTCCTCTGCTCACTGAGGATGATTCTGCTCGACTACGAAAGTTCCAGGCTGAGTTTTGGAGTGCAGTTGATGAAGTGGCACAAGACCTTACCACCATCTTTGAAGGTGGTAATAGAATGTATCCAGATAAAAAGGAGTTTGCCGTTGAGTTTGTAAATCGAATGCTTCTTCCTATGCATCGTCCATTCATGTTTGGCATGAAACAGGGCAAAGAATGCAAACAACTTTTGATTGATTCAATCGAAAAGTCTCTCACTTCACAAACCAAACTAAACGATTCTCGCTGGATGTTCGGAGGTATTTCATGGAACTGATTATGATGTGTGGCATTCCTTGTTCAGGTAAGTCTACCTACATTCGCAGGGGAGTTGAGAATACAGATTACTTTGATGAATATGTAATTCTCTCTACCGATAATTACATTGAGAATATTGCAAAAGAAAACAACACAACTTACAATGAAATCTTTCAAGATGTGATTGAAGAAGCTACAGTTAAAATGTACCAAGACCTTGACCTTGCTATTCAGCGAGGCAAATCAATTATCTGGGACCAAACAAATCTATCTAAGAAAACTCGCAAGAAGAAACTTAAAAAGATTCCATGTGAATATACTAAAACTGCAATAATTCTTCCTCTTACTCTTGAAGAAGCTTTCATTCGCAATTCGCAAAGAGCGAATAAGTTTATTGCACGTTCTGTTATTCATCGCATGTATCATCAATTTGAACTTCCAACTGAAGATGAAGGATTTGATGTTATCATGACTCATGATGGTTCTCATCTTAAGATGGAAGTTGCTTGATGATTTCTGATTCGATTTTTGACCAAGCAATTGCAACTGCAAAGTCTTCGCCATCTAAAAAGCAAGTTGGTGCTCTGCTACTGAATAAAAATAAAGTAGTTGTTGCAGCCACCAATCTAGAAACTAAATCACATCCATTGCAGGCTAAATTTGCAAAACGAGTTGGTCTTGACCCAAAAATATATCTTCATGCAGAAATCGCTGCGCTTGTTAAGTGTCGTGAAGAAGCAGATACTATCATTGTTGCAAGAGTCAATCCTCAAGGTAAACTACGAATGGCTCGCCCGTGTCCTATTTGCGAACTAGCTCTTAAGGAAGCTGGTATTACTCACATTCATTATACTACTAATCATGGATTTCTCTACGAATACTCCTAAAGAAAAATGTATTATTTTTGACCTAGATGGTACTCTATGCGATGTGACAAATCGTAGACAATTTGTTGCAACCAAACCTCGTAACTGGGACGCATGGAATAAAGGTATCTCTAATGATAAACCTATAAAGCAAGTGCTTGCAATTTTTCATGCATTGAAGTATTTCTATGCTGTTTTCTTTGTGAGTGGCCGTTCTGATGATTATCGGAATGTAACTCTTGAATGGTTTGAAAAGCATAGTATCATGGATGATGATTATAATGGTCTATACATGAGAAAGTATCAAGACCATCGTGATGATGCTATTGTAAAGGCAGAAATTGCGAATGAAATTGAAAAACAGTATCAAATCTTTGCAGTCTTTGATGACCGTAAAAGAGTATTGACAATGTGGCAGGAGCGTGGTATATTTACTTTTGATGTCTCCCAAGGTAAAGGTGATTTCTAATGGGAATGTTTGATAGAGTTCGTTGTTCATATAAAATCAACGAACATTTTAATTCTAACATACTGCAGACCAAAGGATTAAAGTGTGCATTATCTGAATATTGGATTAGTCCTGCTGGTGAATTATTTGAAGTTGATGATTGTATCACTGCAGACTTCATAGAAGTTGATGATGAAACACTTCCACCTTGGGCTAGATTTCAATGGATTCCCAATGGCAATCATGGTAAAGTAACACCTGTGTACATTACAGATTGTATTGAAGTTTATCCAGAACAAAATCCCAAGCATACATGGGAACACTGGCCACGATGTAATATATGTTTTAAATTAGGTAAGATTACACACGTTGAAATACTTAGATGAGTGATTTCCCATACGAAGGATTTCCATACAGGTTAGAATACACTGATGGAAAGGAAGACAGAATTTGTTGGTTTACATGTCAAGAACATCTTCAAAAACATATTGATAGACACAAACCAACAAATGCAAGTATTCAAACAATCAAACAAAAAACAAAAGAAAAGAAACAAGAACTGTTTTCATCTCTAGACACATTTTTTACATCAAATGAAGAACCAGTGGTGGCACCTTTGGGCACTCGCACTAGGAGAAAAAGCCCACAAAAACGACAAAGTAGCAGACAAAGTAGCAACAGTTAGGTCTATCATTTTTGCTACATATCTCATTACAAATGCTTTTATTGTGGCAGGAGTGATAAGACACTGGAATGATAGAGAAATTAAAGTTGAGGTAGAAATCTATGAAAATTCAAACTATGCAGAAAAACTTTACTCAGAAGGACGGAACTACTTGGGAGTGGACAGAAACACCCGAATTGAGGGAATATATTCGTCAGGAACAATCAAGAACCGCACTGGAGAATTTGAATGACAAACCAAAACGAGCATCCTGAAATTGCTGAGGTAGATTGGATTGATGATACATTTCGTGTTGAGCAATCTCGTTGGAAAACTTGGAAGAGTTTTCATAAGAATGGGGACTCACTTATTACTTCTCTCTCACGGGAAACTTGCATCAATGCAACAAGATTCTATCTTAAAGGTAAACAAGAAGGGTTTACAGAAAGTACACGTTATGAAGGTACGGTAGGTGGAAAACTCTAATGATGTACCAGTTCACGTACTGGACCCAACGACACCCTGGTATGAGTTTTTGTCCTATACTGAGGTCTGTTGGAGCTTGAATCCACCAGGACATCCATCACTTACAAGGTTTATGCGTTATCATGATTATCTCAAGGAGGTTGGTCTGAAATGAATGAAGTTACAATTACATCTGACAAATATACAGATGCAGAACTTGATGCGATGTGTTTGTATTCTGAAAATGTTGAACTGAAACGAAAGATTCAGATTCTTGAAGATGAGAATCTAAAACTCAAAAATGAACTACTTGAACTCTCTACACAAATGGAAGGTATGATTTATGAAGCCTGATAATACTATTCGCAATTTTCTGATTGTTGGTAGTTCTTTCTTTGTCTCACTCATTGTTATCAGTTCTATTGCTGGTCCAATGTATAATGTGTGGGCACAATCTCTTGCTGGTAAGGCAGAATTGCAAAAAGCAGAATATACTCGTCAGGTAGCAGTTCTAGAAGCACAAGCAAAGAAAGATTCAGCACAACAACTTGCTGATGCTGAAATCATTCGTGCTACTGGTGTTGCCAAAGCAAACCAAATCATTGGTAATTCACTGAAAGATAACCGTGAGTATCTTCAGTATCTGTATATTACTGGTCTAGAAGAAGGTGCAAACAAAGGTAACGTGACCATTTATGTACCAACAGAAGGTGGAATGCCAGTTCCAACACTTCAAATGAATAAGTGATTCTAGAGGGGCGAAAGCCCCTCTTTTTTTCTAAATATTTAAAATTTGACTAACTCCAATGGCAGCAACTACAGCAAAAGAAAACTTAATGTGTTTAGCTTTTGCATATTTTATGGATACTAGACCAAGTATAAAAGGTAACGAAGAACATTTTAGTACATGGGAAAAAATGTTCAATGACTTTAAAGTAAATGAAGTGAAGTCAAAGTATAAATCTTATCTTGAATATGGATTTGATTATTCTGGCATTAAAACCGCATATAGTTACACTAAAAAAGCTTCACATGCACATGTTGTAGTAGCATATAAACAAATTGAAAAGTTATATTATTCTGGAATCATATCAAAGTCTAAAAACTATAGAATTTACACTCAAAGTAGTTCATTCACAAAAACAGTTAAAGATGCATGTCTGAAGAAACTAAAGCAGATATTTGATATAAAAGGTGATGCTCAGATTTTATCTCCTGTTGATTTCTTTATTGTGAACTACCCAGAAAAATCTGATATAGAAAAACAGTTTAGAGATAATATTTTAAATGTTAAGAGTGACCAAGAAATACTCATAAACTACCACAAGAATAAAACCAAAACATATGAACATATAATTGCAAAGTTGTTTAAATCTCAAGACTTAATTGGTGTATCTCATAAGATGTTAGGAAGTAAATCTAGTGTTCCTACAGTTAAAGTTGCAGGAAATATTAGAAAACTTGGAAAGTATGATGCAAAATATATTGACCCATATTCTCAATTTGTTCTTTTATTGAAAGACAAAAGACCATCTGAAGTTCAAAGATTAATTGATGAAGTAATTGAAGTAAAGTATAACTTATGGAATGTTAGAGAGAATCTAGACTCTTCTAGTTGGAAATTAGTATTTGATTTTAATTACAATAAAATAAACAAACAGTTTGAAGATAGTAGATTCAATCTAGAACCACTCCCATCTGGAGGTTCTGGTAGTTACAATGGAAAGTTTGATATTAAGAAGGGAGCTGCAGCTAAAACTCCATGGGTGGCAGGAATGTCACCTAAAACATTAGAACCCATGTTATCTTCATATCCTGGATATGATAGTATTATGGAATTATTATCTAGAAGGCGTGTTGCTGCATTTTTAAAAGTATCCGATGTTCAAAAGGAAACTGATATAACAACACCAGAAGGAAGAAAGGCATTAACATTTATAAAGAAACGACAATTTCATTCATATAAAGAATTGAAGAAAACGTTAGAACCATATTTTGAACAATTAGGGAACTCAACTTTATTAGATTCTTATTTGAGAGAATGTGTTAAGACTATTCGTGAAGAAGGAAAATATACTGCAAATCTTGACATCGTAAGAACTGAAAAGATTCTATCAAATCATTATACTTCTCTTCAGATGTCATATTTTTGGCTTGCGGGTGGAAGAGAGTTTAGACTATATCTAAAGAAACAAATATTCTTTACTATATTTGGTGCAATTACTAAACGTTCTTTTGCTGGTGTAACTGGTTCCAATGTATTGGTAGATGCATTAAGTAAGCAAGTATTAACTGAAAAAAATAGAGAAGTTAAAGTATCAGTAACATCTGCTCCACATATTATAATGATGTAGATGTTGACAGGTCTGGGTCTGCCATGGTATGGTGGACCCATTCGACCATTTGCCATGAAGCTCCGTCCCCACCAAGCCCGCAGCCTCACCAAGATGGAACTGGTTCGCATGGGTCAGGTGTATGTTCCCACTGGTGGTGGCAAAACGTTGATTATGATTCGTGACCTCATGCGTAGGTTAGAAGAATCCGAGAAACCTTTTACTGCACTGATTGTTGCTCCTCGCATTCTGCTTGCGAACCAATTGTGTGTAGAGTTTACACAAGAAATCAAGAATGCTGTAGTTGCTCACGTTCACTCTGGGGAGACTAGGCATTTTTCTACCACTAATCCTGACCATATCACCATGTTTCATAACATGGTTAAAGAAAGCAATGAACACCAACTACTTTTTACTACTTATCATTCTCTTCATCGTATTATTGACAGTGGAATACACATTGATACAGTCTACTTTGATGAGGCTCACAATGCCTGCAAGCGAGACTTCTTTGTTTCTACTGCAATGATGTCTCAACATGCAGAGTCTGCATACTATTTCACTGCAACACCTAAACTGTCGCAGAATCCCAAAGGTCGTGGCATGAATAACTCTATTGTGTTTGGTCAGGTGATTGAGAATGTACCTGCACCTGAGCTGATTGAGAATGGTAGCATCATTCCTCCCATGGTTCAAGTTTATGAAGTAGATGGAGAGCGTGTGAAAGATGAAGCAGCGAAACATGATGCTAAGACTCTACTTGGTATTCTTGATGGACTTGATGATGATAAGTCACAGAAAGTTCTAGTTGCTGCACCTAGCACTAAAGTATTGTGCCAAATGTTATTTCGTACTGATGTGATGCACCAGTTCAAACAACGTGGATATGATATTCTTCATATTACATCGAAAGAAGGTGCATATGTCAATGACAAGAAAGTGAATCGTGAAGTATTCTTTGACACCATGACTAAGTGGGGTCAAGACAAGCACAAGAAATTTGTATTGTTTCACTATTCTATTTTGTCTGAAGGTATCAACTGTCCTGGGTTGACTCATTGTGTTCTGCTACGAAATCTGAATGTTATCGAAATGTGTCAAACCATTGGTCGAGTGATTCGTGTAGACCGTGATGATGCTAAGGATATTGCTGAGGGTCGTCTGACTCCTGGAGATTACATGTCTTATCGCAAGACTCATGGGTTTGTCACGGTTCCTGTTCACAAAAATTATGGAAAGAACACGCAGCAACGGCTGCAAAGTGTGGTAGACTTTGTTTTCAGGCAGGGCATTCCTCCTGAATACTACGTTGATTGATTCTGAACTATGGCACTTCACAACCAACACAAAGCTATTGGCAACCTCGGCAAGGGGGCAGACGGGTTAAAGGGCTCTGTAGCCGTTGGAGGTGGCCCTGGAAGCGGCAGGGGAATGACCATTACCCCTGTCACTGGTCTGGGAGCCTACATGCCCAAGGACCTGGATGGCATCGTTGTTCGCTACATCGAGCAGGCCAAAGAGGACCGCAAAGCTGCAGCCAGGGAACGTGCAGCTGAGCGACTGTCACAATGGTATTGACAAACTGACCAATCCATCCTAGATTCTCTTTGTTCACACCTAATTAAACATGACACGTTCTCACCGAAGGATTATGAACAAAACAAATTATACCTGGGCAGAACTCCTAGGTGCTGGTGTTGCTATTATTGGCATTGTAGCAGTTGCATTTGCTGTAGGTGCAGTTCTAATGATTATTCCTGCATGGATTGGTCATTGGATTCTTGTAAATCTATTCAACTATACTGTACTCTCACTGTGGCAAGTATGGGGAATTCTAATTGGTCTCCGTCTTGCATTTGGTGGTATCGTTACTATTAACAAAAACTGATTATGGAAACTGGTGACATCACTGTGACTCTCACTGAGTCTCAACATGAAATGCTTCTTGATATTATCATGAATTCGCTTGATTCATTTCAATTTGCAGCTCCATATGATGATGGAATGCACGAACTGCCACTTGACAATCCCATCATTCAGCGGTATGATACACTGGACACGCTTCGACAGACATTTGTGACTCTTTGGAGTGACCGTTTTCATCCTTATTCTGAGGAAAATTGATGATTGCTTTTCTTCTCGCTTCTGTTGTTCAGTATGATTTCTTATCGACTCCTGTTCCTGAAAGTGTTGCAAGGAAATGTGCCGCTGATGTTGGCATTCCTTACGCTAGTGATGCTTTTAGTGATACTGAATGGCAAGAGTTCAAGCGTTGTATCATCTATCGCATGAGTCGCTAACATGGCACACTATTGGAAAGCACTTATTCTGACACAATCTAATGTGTTTCAGAATATTGAATTTGAAACTCCTGGACCTTGGCGTGAAGATGCAATTGCTCAAGTCAAATCAACATATGGAGCAAAGGAAGTCAGATTTTGCAATCCTATTTCAAAGTCTAGCTCTGTCTCTTCTAGTCAATCTGGGGATTCTTCTTCTAGTTCTGATGGCTCTTGGGCTGGACTCTTAATTGTTCTTGCTGTGATTGCAATTTGGGCTTTTCGATACATTATTCTTGCTGCCATTGTATTTGGTGGCATCTATTTACTATACAAATGGCTTAAGAAATGAAAAGTATTCGCTTCATTGGTGATGTTCATGGTAACTGGAAAAGATACAAGAAAATCATCAATGAATGCGATACTTCGATTCAGGTTGGTGATTTTGGTGTAGGATTCTCTGGTCATTCAAACCCACCACATGACCACATGAACAAGGGCAACCACAAGTTTATTCGTGGTAATCATGATAATCCAAATGTATGCCAAATGCATCCATTTTGGATACCAGATGGTACTATGATTCATGATAAGATATTCTGTATTGGTGGTGCCAAATCTATTGATGCACACATGAGAACAGAAGGGTTGAACTGGTGGAATGATGAAGAGTTGTCGTATGCTCAGTTTCTCAAGTTGTGCGATGAGTATGAAAAACTGAAGCCAGAAGTAGTAGTAGCACATGAAATGCCAGAGAGCTTAACATACATAGTGTGCTCCAAGTGTAATCTTACGAAATATGACGATAAATCTATCACTCGTCAATTTCTTGATAATCTACTGGAGATACACAGACCAGATTTATTCATTCATGGACATTGGCATGTTGACCACCATACTATCTTCAATGGTGTTGAATATATTGGTCTGGGTGAGTTAAATTTTATAGACTTAGAGTTATGAACAACGAAGACTGGACTAATCTCAATAACATGCACAAAGAGTTGACAACTAACCACTTAGCAGCTTATGATACGGCATATCTTGAGAAGTATGCAGAACTTCTTGCAAAATCACTTGAAGGGAAAGGAGACCCACATCATAATGACAGAAACTGATTATTCTATTTTTCTCTCTCATACAAATGCTATGCAGAGAATGGAACAATTCAATAAACGTGCAGTGAAGGCTAAAACCCATAAAACAATGTACAAACACTTTCGCAATGCTGATGCAGTCTATGCAGAGTATCGTGAACTGATTGAAGAAGAACCAAACTACATTACACTTTGTCTCGACCACATCGAAGGTATCATCAATGATTGAATCCACTACTTTTCCCACTGACATTAACGCTGTTGCAGCTGTTGCTGGTTTGGCTGGTGCTCTGGTTGTGATTGTTTATTCTTTCACACGGAATCATCAGTATGAAATGCGGAAACGTTCCGCACGTATCAGCAAAGCTAATGAGTCAGAGGTTGACTTCCCACCACAAATCGGTTAATCTACAAAGGTAGTCAAGGGAACACCCCATGAACGACATCATCACACTCACACCAGTCAAGCCACAGTTTCGTGAGGTGTACCATTACACCACCAGCCGCTGGGATTGGCAAGATGGCAATGTGAATCAAATGTGGATTGAAGAGGTGGATGAGGGACAATACGTTGCCATCGCCCACAATCCAGCAAAAGGTGCTAGTATGGTGATGTCGAACCCTCGTGGCTACCATGCCACTCTAGAGTGGGTTCGTAAGTTCTGTGCTTCATTCTGCATTCTTCCTGTTTGATTATGAAACCTTATCCACTTGGCATTGATAATCCATATCGGATTATACAAGAAATGAGTTCAACCAACTGGTCAATTTATCGAAGAGATTCATTTCAAAAGATTGCAACCTTTAAGTCACAATATGATGCCTATGATGCTCGTCGTGCTATTCTCAAATCAGAAGGATACAACGCATGAAACATCTACCATGGATTGTATGTGGATTGAGTGTTATCATTGGATGGAATGTACTTGCAGTCCTTCGTGATACCAAATCCATTGATATACAATATCGAACAGTACACCAGTTGTACTGTGCCAAACACCCACAACATCATCACTGCAAATGAACTTTACTGAACTGAACTTTGAGCCTCACGGGATTAAAGATGGTATTCAAGCCAAACATTTCTTTGAAAATGGTTATGGTGTATCAGTAGTTAAGTTTCCTGGTAGCTATGGCTTTGAAGAAGATTTGTATGAAGTAGCCATTCTTCAAGGCACAGAAGATGACTGGAGTATCACTTACGAAACACCAATCACTGATGATGTATTAGGTCATCGTGATGACGAAGACATTAACATTATTCTAGAAGAGGTACAAGCACTATGACTAAATCCTATCACAACAATCCAAAGCCCAAGACTATTAAAATCTTTGGTACACTTCATACATATACCAAGCCAGCCAAGACCAGTTGAACCACTGGCACACTGAGCAAACACCAGGGGCAGCTTTGCCCCTATACTGATTTCAGTTCAAACAACACCACTCCAATGGGAACTCGCTCTCGCATCGGCATCGAACTCCAGGACCGCTCCATCGTTTCCGTGTATTGTCACTGGGATGGCCATCCTGAGTTCAATGGTAAAGTGCTGAAGAAGCATTACACCACCAAAGACTCCGTGATGGAACTCATTGATGGTGGTTCTATGTCTAGTCTCCGCACTCGTGGAACTTGGAATCATGGTCGCACTCTCAAAGATGATAAAGGAGAGCACATTGTAGATTCTGAAGGGTTTATCATGTCTGAAAATGACCGTAACCCTCAACCACTGTATCATACAGAGCGTGGTGAAGAAATCAATGTAGAACACACCAGCAAGAGAAAAGTTCTATCTGGTAAACTTGGCAGTGAAGAATATGTTTATATCTTCACTCAAAAGAACCAGTGGAAAGCTTACAAGATTGGCTGGGGTGAAACCAACACGCACGAGGTACAGATTCCAAACTGACCCTCCAGCCCCCAATCAAGGGGGCTTTTCTCTAAAATAAATAGAGTTTCCCCTAAACAAGCCATGAACACTCCAAATTGGCAACACCACTCAAACAAACCCAAAACAACCAAAGGAACCTGCAAAGGAAAGCTCAAAGCTCGCAAACAATCACTGAACCATCTCAAAAATAAATTGATGAAAACCAAGTAATTAAGGTCAAAAAACATCACTTTTTTGAGCTTAAATTGCCTAAGTGACCCCAGTGTTCCTTCTATGTAATTTAACATTCAAAACTCATGAAACAAATCATTCCAGCAGTCATGCCACCACTGCTACCTGAAGAAAAGCAACTGCTCACAAACAAGTCAGTGTATTCGGGAGAATCGTGTACAAGCGAAGTAATGAAATATTGCCAGATGAAAAGTCTCAATACTGCAGTACCACATATTGATGAAGGAGTTGATTTGTTGATTGAAATGAGTAGAAATAGTTGGCTTTCTGCTCAGGTGAAAAAGATTTCATATCGTGTTGAAAAGGGAAAGTCGAGATATGCATTTAAGTTTCAAAGTGAAACAAGCAATTACTCCGAAAAGGATATTGATGTATTCTATCATGTACTAATGACACATTATAGAACACTCATCTGGAGGTCTGATTCAAAGCATGTTCCCAGGAGAAATGATGGAGGCTTCGTAAAGAATACAAATTTAATTTTAGATAGACCAAAGGCTAAACTAACATCAAGCACAAAATGTCAATTTCAAGAAAAGCCTGAGTTAATCTATCAAGTATATCATCCATTGGTTATTATTAAGAATCTACAATTCTTTAATCCATCCAGTACACCAATAGAACAATATCTATGAATAAGGAAGAGAAAGAAACTTTAAGAATAGAGTTTGCTAAGATAGCACTTACACAGTTAGCAAGTAATGTAATAGAAAAGAATTTCCAGACAGCAGCATCACAAGCAGAGATGGAACCTGATGAGTTGATAGCAGCATATTGTTGGCAGATAGCAGACTCAATGATGAAGTATATGTAGTTCCGCATAGTTTTCCACAAGGCTGTGGAAAAAGTAGTATAATTATTAACAATTATTAAATGTAATAAAAAATATAGTTGAGAGATGTATGTAGAGAGAGAATTATTAAGTATATACTGTATAAAGAGATAATTATTAAGTATATACTGTATGTGTCCGAGGGTGTCAGAGAAAGTATCTGAAATGTACGGAGGTGCAGCAGTCTTGGCGAGCATTATATCATCACTCGGCCAATTTGTCAAGCCCCCAGTCCCAAAAAACCCATAAGGATTCCAAATCATTCCGAGACCACCCATAAGGAATCCATATATAAGGACTTCAAATCACTCAGAGCCCCTTCGATAGTTTTCCACAGGGCTGTGGAAAACCTGGGGAAAACTATTATTAACAATTATTAACTATACTTGACACACATCCCGAATATGTGTATAATGACTCTGTTAGGGGTGACAAATTATTATTAATTATTAACTATACATCATATCATACATAAGCAACACTAATCAAAGACCCCTTGACAACCTCAGAGAAACCCCCTATAGTGAACACGTTCACACATTGAACCCATGAAATTCTCCCTCGACTCAAAGTTTCTTTACATAGGAGCTAATACTAGGGCAAAAACAGGTGATGAACAATTTGGAATTAGTATTGGTAAGTATTACTTTGGTCTATATGATAACAGGCCATGTGCAGGTAAGCTTAACAAGTATGGTGCATTAGATATTAACAATAAGTAAATTATTATGCTTACAATGAACTATTCTGATTTGGTACAATTCTTTCAAACTAAATCCATGCAACAAGATGAGATGATTGATTGTATTACTGCACAACTGTATAACAATAATTATAGTTTATTGGAAAAGATTATTGAGGAGTATGTGTTAGGTTTAAATGAAGAAGAATTGAATACATTAGAACATTTTATCAATACTAATCTCACTGATTAGTAACACTAATGGTTCAGGGGGTTGACTTCTGACCAAATCCCTGCCATACTGAACTCGTTCACTACTGAACCACCCATGGACAACTACTTCAACCAGAAGATTGTTGAGCGTCACGATGAGCACTTTTGGCTCAACAATAGCATGGCAGAATGTTATGATTTCTGTCTTGGTATTGCTACTGGTATGCTGGATGATTCTGATTGTGTCTGGTATTATGAACAGAAAAAGTCTCACATTTGCTATGATGTATGATTGATAAGCAACCCTAATCAATCAGGGGGTTGACACCAGCCCCCATCCATGCCAAACTACGTTTGTTCACTACTGAACCACCCATGGAAAACTTCAACGACTTTGTTGACCTTGAAGCCGAAATTTACGATTGGCAGGATGACATTCTTGTTCCTGCTGATGATGTAAACGAAGAAACTTTTCTTCAATTTGTAAACTCTAAATTCGATTTCTGAAATTATTATGTCTAAAGAAGTTCTCGTTTCAATGCTAAGCAAAGGTCAGAATGGTAATGAAATTCTCACCATTCTCGACATGATTGTAGGCTCTGATGATACAAACTCTACAGAGCCTACACTAGAAGAAATCGACTTCTGATTAGCATTCCTAATCAATCGGGGGTTGACAACTCAACCCCCATCCTGTAAATTATCATTGTTAATTCAAAGAAACATCATGACTATTGCAATTTCCCCCGTTCACCGTCAGTTTACCAAGGAACAATCCAGCGCCATTCACTCTATCACTGTAGATGGTACTGATGTTGTAGTTATCTGGCACAACAATGTAGACAAAGCCTATGCTTTCACCTGCAGTGAGAACTATGCACAATTCCTCAGCGATTTGCTCACCAATGATGCAATGCTAGAAAAGGTTAGCATTGGTTCTACAATTGCAGACGGTCGAAAGACTGACGAACTGCAGCAGGTGACTGTCTGATATGATTCTGGGGGCTTCACCAGCCCCCACCAAACAAACATTACAAATTGTAAATGTCTGGAATCATTCTCTTTCTTTTTGCTCTAGCATTGTTTCGTAGTTTTGAAAGAAAGTTTCTCTAATGGACACCATGATTTCAGTCAAGCCTATCTCAAAGAAAGCCAAAAACAGGTTCGCTAATGTAATGGAATCATGTGAACTTTGCATTGTAGAACAACACAAAGGAGATAAAGTCTTCCTGCGTAGTCTAAATGGCAGGAACTTCTTCTGGGTTAATGTACATAAAGACCAGGATTGGCTGCTGGAGATGTAATATTTCATTTTGTTACAAGGGTGGGCTCCAGGGCTCACCCGATGCTGTAGGATTCTGAGGCAGTCGCAACCGACCAATGCTCACCACCGAACACCTCCCTGGAATCGGACCCGATGCTAGCCAGGCCACCATCGCCGCCGAAATGTTTCGGGTCAGGGCTGGGGCCAAGCAGGCTCAGCTAGAGCAGGATGAGACCCTAGTGTGGGTGGAAGGCCACCTAATCACCACAGCCCAGTGGGAGCAGTTTAAGACTGACCGCTTCCACAAGTGGCACAGCGAGGGCTGGGTGATGAGCATGGACCACTGGGTAACCCAGCATTAAGTTTTGTAACAGGGGCCAATTCTGGCCCCACCATCCTGTAGAATTCTCTCAAGTTCACCACCCCGAACCGATGAACACTGCACTCACCCTGGTTTCCAGCAACGCCAAGACTGGCCCCATCCCCACCAGCACCAGCAGCCGTGAGACCTGCCCTGCAACCTGCCCTTTCTACAATAAAGGTTGCTACGCTAAATCTGGCCCCCAAAACATTCACTGGAAGAAAGTTACTGAGGGTGAGCGAGGTGTAAACTTTCAGGAGTTTACTTCTGCAGTTCGTAAACTCCAGCGTGGCCAACTCTGGCGCCACAATGTATCTGGTGACCTCCCCCACGTTCTGGGTGACATTAATGCTCCCATGGTATCTGCACTGGCTGATGCAAACAAAGGCCGCAAAGGGTATACCTACACCCACCACGTTCTCAACAGCCACAACCTGGAAGTAATCAAAGAAGCTAACTCTAAAGGCTTCACAATCAATGCTTCCACTGAGGATGTTGAGGTGGCTGATGCTATCATGACTGAGCACAACATTCCTGCAGTTGCTGTTGTCAAGTCTGACAAAACCGAACGATTCTACAAAACAGAATCAGGTCGTAAAGTTATCACCTGCCCCGCTACGATTCATGAAAACGTAACGTGTGCAACTTGTGGCCTTTGTGCAAAGGCTGATCGTGACTTTATCATTGCATTTCCTGCACATGGTAATGCTAAGAAAACAGTCAACGAAATCGTAGCCTAAAGTATAATTATTTCAGTTTGTTACAAGTCGGGTCTGGGGGATCGACACCCCCCACCCGATGGTCTACAATACATTCACGGGGGCGAGAGAAGCCCCCACCACTTTCCGAGAATCATGACCCGCTCCGACCGTCTGACCAGCACCAGCATCCCCACCGTGGTGGCTGTGGCCGTGGCCCGTGTGACCATTCGCCACGCCCAGGTGATTGGCCGCCACCGTGCTCAGTGGCTGTTTGACCTGGCCACCTCTGAGACTGCTCTCAAGGCTGAGCGCCAGCTGGGCCGCAAGGCTCTCCAGGTTGCCGCCGATGCAGCAGGCCGCAGTTCCGTCACCTTGGCCGATGGCCGCACCATCGGGGACCGTGTGTTCAGCAAGGCCAGCAACCGCAGGCTCCGCAACTGGAGCCAGGACCGCAACACCCCTGTGTGACGGATTGTGAACATTCGGGCCAGCCAGCCACAGCTGGCCCTTCCTAGCCTGTAGAATTACAGAGTCAACCGAACCGAGACCGATGCCCGCCACCGTCACCCTGACCGCAGCAGAAGCCACCATCGCCCGCCAGATGGTGATGTCTGGTCTGATTGCTGCAGACCACAACAACGGACGCCATCAGCCCTGGCAGCTGCTAATGGAACGGGCCGAAGCCGAAGCCCTTCTGGCCAAGCTGCTGGGCAGCACCGCCGACTGATAAGCTCAACGGGGGGCTGAGTCCCCCCATCCATCAGCAGTTCTGATACATCAGCAGTCCTAATGGGAGCAGTGGGCAGTTATAAGGGCCGTTTATGTCCCGCCCCCCGTGGCCCGTATTAAAAGTGTTGGGTCCCAGTAAGCTATAAAACTTTGAAATCGACTGATATATAGTTAATCAACCCAAAAATTTTTTCCGAAAACCTCCAAGGTCCTCCAAGGTCCTCCAAAATTCTTCAAGTTTGCCCCAAGTGACTCAAAAATTCTCCAAAATTGACACAAAAACAACAACATCCGAGGAATTTTCATATATTTTCATGACCATCAGAGAACTTTTGAAAATAATCGGACAAAATTTCACCGAAAAATTCAAAAAACACTGAAAAAAATCAAAAAATTTTTTTTTCATATATAATGTAAACATTTATACAATTATGTCACCATTTTCTTGCACCACTGAAGTACAATTTGATGAAAAATCAGGTGATTACTTCGTTACATTCCCTGAAGAACTCCTAGAAGAGATGCAATGGGTCGAAGGAGACACATTAGAATGGGAATTCTTTGAACATCATGATAGTCCAGGTATTCGTATACATAAAGTAGGAGATTAGTTTACAAAAGTATGGGTAATTGCAGGCCAAAAAAAGAAATAATTCAAAAAACGATAAGTCATTGGTATATTCCAACAGGACAAGCTCAGTATGTATCCTCTCCGAAAGCACCATTTGACTACAAAGTATGGCATGAAGTAGGGGGTCAGAATGATAATCTTAGACTTATTGGAAATGGCAGTAAATTAGAAAAGTTATACAGAACTAGATTGTATTCACCACGAGGAGAGACTACCGATGGTGATGTAGACTACAATTGGGAATATGTATATCAGCAAAAATATGAAGTTAAGATCATGGACAAAAATGATCTTAACGATAAAGAACTAGCACCACTTGAAGACCCTGAGAACGAATATACTATTCCTGGATATGATGGTGAAGGAGCATTTGAAGATGGAGATCCCATCTACTACAACAAACCAATTTTTAAAAGACAGTGTAAAGCAAATACTGTTTATGATGAACAGTATTTTTATCATGTTTTTTATTGGCCCACCACGAGCATCTCTGTAAGCAGAGCAGTCAATGGTATTATTAAGACTACTACCACAACTACTTCGTCTGGTGCAGGAGGTGGAGGTGGAGCAAGTACAACTGTAATTACAGATACATATGCAGCTGCTCCAGGAACCGTTTCAGGAACCGTTTCAATACAAGGAGTTGCTAGTTCGGTAGAAAATCCTCCTGAAGGATTAATTTATTACCATGGTGGAAGTTTTGATGATAAAATGTTTTTTACATATGAACCAGATGCAAATAGTGATGGAACACTTAAAGTTATTGCTGAAGGAGATACTGTAAACGGATGGACTATCAGTAAAGTTGTTAACTACGTAACCGATAAAGCTCTCAGAAGAAGAGTATCAAAATATTCTAAGAGGAATAAAACTCCTTCTTATGTGTTTGTAAATGACTTAGTAGATCCTAAAGGAAAAGTAAGTAGCGTTTCAAGTTTACCTGCATCCTATGCTGGTAGTATTGATGACTATTACATTGTTGATGACGATGAAGATACATTAAATCAATTATACTATCAATGGAATGGTACAGCTTGGACTGGTCCAGTAAATGTTACTGGTATTTTAGTTGGAGATAAAGTAAAAGGCAAAGGAATTTCTAGTGGTACAACAGTAACTCAAATTAAAGGAAGAAAAATATTTCTAAGTAATTCCATTAGAAGTCGCAAAATACGTAAAGTTACTTTTGTAAATAATGTTGTAAACAAAGTAAATGCATCAACAGTTTGTTATGCAGAAATTTCTGGGGGAAGCTCAAACTTTACTAGAGATGGTAGCTACACCACCACAAACGGATGCAAGATTAAAGTTGTAGCAGGAAAAGGAATTCAAACTCGTTCTGCTATTGTAGGAGTTTATGCAGCAAGAAATAAGCGTTATCTAGAATATAGTCCTATTTTTTATACCAGAGATAATGATTGTGAAAAGATTTATATTGAAGACTCTAATGCAAAATACCTAATTGGAGATGTTATTCTTGAAGATGAAACACTATACTTAAATGATGTTGAACTAGTAGCAGAACCTAAAACAGATATTGCATACAGAATTAATAACATATACTGGAATAATTTTAATATGCCAGTATCAAAAACAGAATTAGAAAATATTCTTAAAAAATATCCAGATGATAATAAATTTTTAGAATTGGAGCAATATGTTATTGATACAATTAAGGGATCATTAAATTCTAAAAAAGTATCAAGAGTATTAGATTCAACTTGTAATGATCCAATTTATCCTTCTGTTGAAAAAATATATTATCCATATGAAGAACTGAATCAACTTCAAGATTCTTTTAGCTCACTTGTGAATAATACATCAGATCCTTGTTTAGATATTAAATCAAACGCTGCATTTACTACAGAAGAACTTCAACAGTATATTAATACTAATCTTTCTAAAGTAATATCTTCTTCTTCAATGATATTACCAGAAGAAATGTATAAATTAGTAGTTTCTAATGAAAACTCAATGCTGAATAGATTAACATCTGCAGTTAGTACTATTGAGCAATCCGTTTCAAAAATTCAGCAAATTCCTAATCTTCCTCCTATGTTGGAGGGAGAAAATGAAGCTCCTATTAATTTGACTATTGAAACTATTCGCAGAATGCCACCCAAATTTGGAAATATAGAATTTTTAGTCAATGATGTTATATTTGATAGTGATAATAGTTTAAATCCAAATGCAGTTGAAAATAATCCATTTTTAACTATTAGATCTATACCTGTATTTACAGGTACATTTAGTTGTAATAATCCTGATATGACATTGAATACTGTTACTAAGACAGTAGGAACTATTACGAATGCAGTTGATTATGTAGAATTAACTAATGCTGCTCCACAACCACCGCCACCACCGCCACCAATTGCTGGATCTACTTCAACTTCTACTAGAGTTTGGGTTGAACCTGGACCAGAAGGAACTTTAGGAGCAAATGAAGATGATAACAAGCAATTTAGTAAACATAAAACTTGCACTGGTGCTAGACCATATCCAAACATAATTTGGAAATCTGAACTTAGTTATCAAACTAAATTTACTAAAATTGCAAATTTCAGAGTAAATGAAATAAGTAATGCTGTTTCAGAAGCTCTTGCAAATAAAGGTAATCCATATCAGGATGATCCAGTATACGCAGAACTTTCCGAAGACATAACTTCATCCAGTACTTCAATTAAGATTAAAGGTAGTACTGCAAACTTCATGAACAGTGGATATTTATTACTTCCAAAATTTGTTACAAAACAATCTGAATCTGATTTAAAAAATTCATCAAAACATTATTATTATCTTGGCGAAGAGATTATTTACTATGGAAATAAAACTGCAAATTCATTTGAAAATTGTATTCGTGCTCAATTTGGAACAAACTCAACATTTGAAGTTATAGTTCCAGCTGGAGATATTGAAAGTGGATTTTTATATACAATTCAAACTATAGGCAATACTAATTGGTTAGAACTTGGTGCTCCAGAAGGATACGCTGTAGGAACTACTTTTAAATCTACTAAAGATGGTATAGATAGCACTGGTACTGCTTATGTTTTTGGAAGTACCCTAAAACCATTTGATAATGCACCACCAGTCAATACAGTGTTCCATAGTTATCAAAAAAGAAACTATATAGTTCAGTTCTGGCCATATAAGTTAAGAACTGATTCAAGTAGTATCTAGGAGGTTTTATGAGACCAGTAGCAGGACTAGGAAACCCAGATAATGTTTCATTTAGACCTTGTTGTGTATATCCAGTTAATACTGTCACTCCAGTAGTTTCTAAAACCTTCATTAATGGAAGACCAGTTGCAAAGGTTGGTGATGTTCTAACTCCTGCACCAGGATTTCCAGTTTGTAAAGATACGGTATGTCCTCCATTAGCAAGAACTCCTATTGCTGTCAATAAATTATTTGTTAATGGACAGTCTGTTGCTTCGGTGGGGGACTTGACAAATCCAGCTTCTCCACGTACAATATTACCATTCCCCACCAACGTATTTGTTTCCATGCTTGGAGCATGAGTTGGAGGAATACCTCGGCATCTAATCTTAACAATTAATTATTTAAACATATGGCAAAAGCACCTAGTTTCAATAAGTCCAGCTATATTCCTGGCAAGCCAAAATGTACTCGTCAAGGTAGGTCAAAAAACACCAACCTTTCTGCAAGCAGCAGAAATGGTCGCAAAAAAGCATATCGTGGTCAAGGACGATAATTTTATAGAGAGCTTAACAGCTCTCTTTTTTTATGCCAAACGCAACTAAATACTAAATGTGAAGGGATAGCAACCCCTTTAAAAGTTCTGTTAGACCCTTATCGGAGAAGACAGATGGCAGTGAAACCAAACCCTGATCGAGATGTAAATTATATGAGAGAAATGTGGGGAACCACAAAATTGGTTACAGATTACATACCTATTAAAAAACATCGTACACGTAAATATAATTTAGATTATTGCGAGTATTTTGAAGACGTTGCTAATTAATTACCTATATAATATAACATATTAACATAGGATAAATGTCAACTGTTTCGGAAGAACTAGGAAAAATTTCTAGGTCTTTTAAAGACATTAGTTTTAGTTTTTTTAAGAATCCAATAACTAATGATGTTGTTGTATTAAAAAATGAAGAAGCAATTAAACAATCAGTAAAAAATTTAGTTTTAACAAAACTTGGAGAAAGATTGTTTAGTCCTTTAATTGGAACTAATACCAGTTCATACCTTTTTGAGTTGACAACTTCATTTTCTATTAATACTTTAATTCAAGAAATTGAAGATATAATAAAAAATTTTGAATCCCGTGTTAGATTAAGTAATATTACTATAAACTCAGAAGAAGATTCAAATGAATTTAATGTTTATATTGAGTATTATATTGTAGGTCTTCCTCAATCATTACAAAACGTAGAATTTTTACTCGTAAGAGAAAGCTAGTACATGGAACTACCATCAGTTGCTGCTCTTGAATTTGAGCAGATAAAAGCATCTATTAAAAATTACATAAAGACTAAAACAGACTTTCAAGATTATGATTTTGAAGGTTCAAACCTTTCAATGCTTGTTGATGTACTAGCTTACAATACGATGTACACATCGTATAATGCAAACATGATTGCAAACGAGTTAAATCTCGATACTGCAGTCATCCGTGATAACGTAGTATCACATGCTAAAAAATTAGGATATACTCCGAATTCATATACGTCTTCTAAACTTAGCTGTAATATTTCCGTTACTGGAGTTTCATTGTATGATTCAATAAAAATATTAGCAGGTCCAGTATTCTCAATAGTTCAAAATAATCAATCATATACTTATATTTTACGTGATGATATTTTAATTAATACTAATAGAAATAATACAGTAAACTTTGAAAATATTACTTTTCAGGAAGGACTTGAATTTACAATTTCATATGTTGTAGACGAAAATAACGAAAATCAAAGATTTTTTGTTCCCAACAACTTTGTTGATGTATCTTCTATTACAGTTTCCATTATTGCCGATGAAACTGGAGTTACTCTGAATCAACAAGAATCAGTAGAAGATTTCTACACAAGAAAAACCTCAATTGTAGGAGTTTCTTCATCAGATAAAGTATTTTTCATAGAAGAGATTCAAGATCAAAAATACGAAATTGTATTTGGCGATAATGTAATTGGAAGAAAATTAGAAAATGGTGAAATTGTAATTATTAGATATGTTGTAACTAATGGTTCTGTTTGTAATAATTTTACAATTCTTCCTACTAATTTTGTTGGTACTGTTGTAGGTTCTAGAACTAGAAATGTAGTACCAGATGAAATTATTCCATCTTCAAATATTGTACCTGCAATATTAGGTAAAACCGATGGAGGTTCTGAATTTGAAGACATCAAATCAATTAAATACAGAGCGCCTCGATGGTATTCTGCACAACAACGAGCAGTAACTCCATCTGACTATGAAAGTATTATTCAAACTATCTACGCAAATTCAGAATTGATTAATATTACAGGTGGAGAGAAACTTTCCCCACCTCAATTTGGAAAAGTAATTATTTGCATTAAACCAAAGGTAGGAGATCTTATAAGTCAGGGAGAAAAAATTAGAATAGTAAATGAGATTAAAAATTATATTGTAGGATCAATCACTCCTGTAATTATTGATGCAATTCCTTTCTATATTGAAGTTGAACCTGTAATTGTATATGATCAAACTAAAACTAGAAAAAATTCAGCTCAAATAAAGAGTCTGATTGATAGTGCAATATTAAACTTTAATTTCAGTGATGAATTTAAAAATTTTGGTGGAGTTTATTCTTCTTCCAAACTACTTTGTGATTTAGAAGCAATTGATTCATCTATTAAATATATTTTAATTAGAACTTTATACAGAAGAGTAATTAATTTATACAATAATATAGAATTTAAATATGAAGTAGATTTTTATACAAAAATTAAGAGTAAACTTTCATCAAAGTATACTCTAATTAGTGATTTATTTTGTGTTAAAGGAATCGCTGAGCCAGTATTTTTATGTTCATTAAGCGATGATTTTTCTGGTTGTGATGTGGATAAAAATATTTACTTATCTACTGTATCTGGAAGAATAATTTCTAAGGTTGGAGAAATTGATTATGATAGTGGAAAAATTAATTTTACTCTAACTTCATGCCAAGACACTCCAATAAATATCTATGTAATTCCTGTTTTCCCAGATCTTACTACTGGATTTGATACCTTCCCAGTTCTTGAACAATATCAGTATGAAATTATTGATGTAAATGATGCTAATAATGATACATTAAATCCAGAACCTGTATTGCCAACTCCATCAAATGATTCAAATGGAGACTCATCTGGCAATTCTCCATTCGATGATGTTCCTGGAACTACTGTTGTAAATCCAGATGGAAGTGTTACTACAGTAAATCCAGATGGGAGTACAACTACTACGAATCCAGATGGAAGTACATTTACATCTCCACCATCCGATGGTGGAACTGGTGGAGAAGGAGATCCAGGAACAGATCCAAATATTAACCCAACACTTGATACATTCACTCCAGAGACTACAAATATCTGCTCATGAGAAACTTAGAAGAAAACCTAGTAGACCTTTCAACTTTAATTGGAAGTCAATTTCCATCTTTTGTTTCACAAAATAATAGAAAATTTATATCATTCTTGACTTCGTATTACGAGTCTCTAGAATCTAAATATCAGCCTCTAGATGTTATTTCTAATCTTTTAGATTACTATAACATTAAAAATTTTACTGCGACTGAACTAACCGAATATACCGAATTACAAAGTGCAGTATCGTTAACTGATACTATTATTACTGCAGCAAGCACTAAAGGATTTCCCGCAAATAATGGGTACATTAAAATCAATGGAGAAATAATATTTTACCGATCAAAAACATTAACCACGTTCAATGGTTGTGTAAGGGGAACCAGTGCATTCGTATTGGAAACAGTTCCTTCTACAAATGTAATTTTACAAGATAGTGAATTAAATTTAGATACTAAAACAAAAATACATCAGCATAGTGTTGGAGATAAAGTAGAAAATATTGCATCTACTTTTACATCAGAATTTCTGAGAAGAGTAACTGCGGAGATTTCACCAAATCTTCCAAAAAAATTAGTATCGGATTTAAATCTAAGCAGTTTCTTAACTCAAGTAAAAAGTTTTTATACTTCAAAAGGAAGTTTAAACTCACATAAAATTTTATTCCGAATTTTATTCAATGATAAGAAGATTAAACTTCGTGTAAGAAATAGAGGTCGTGGAGCAAAAATAGTTCTAACCAATTACAGTGGAGGGGTTGGATTTCAGCTTCCAGATATTTTAAAAACAAATACTCAAAATGTTTCTGTCGGAGCAATTAAAATTTATTTAAATTCTGTTGATAATATTGAAGTAAATGATCAAGTAATCAATACTTCACTACAAGAAGAAACTATAGTACTTTCAAAAAATACAACTGAAAATTCTATTACAATAAACAATCCAGCAAAATTTACAATTCCTTCCAGCTCTCAAATAAAAATTGTAAGGATTGTTGGGTATTCTATTATTAATGGTGGACAAGATTATGATAATAGAAAAGATTCATTTGGAAATTTAATAAATCCGCCAAAAATTGAAGTAATTGGATCTGGATTTGGAATTAAAAATGATACAACTAATATTATTCCTCAAACAGCCACAGTAAAAGTTACTGATATTGACTCTTCTGGAGCTATTACTCAAATTAACATTTTTAATAGAGGAATCAGTTACGTAGGTCCTATTACATGTAGAGTAAGTGAAAGAACTTTTAATCAAGACCAAATTGTATATAATGAATCAAATACTGGTTCTGGAAGAGTTGAATTCTGGGACGCTGGTTCAAATGAATTAACTTTATATAATACGTCAGGATATTTCAGAGTAGACGATGAATTAATTGGAGAAGGATTTGAAGAGCCTAGGGCTTTTATTTCAAAAGCGTATCCAAGAACAGATATCAATAGAAAGGGCAATCCATCCGTACAAATTATTTCTTTAGATCCTGAACTAGAATTTCCTAAAAACAATACTATTAAACCATCTTCATCCACATATTATGGTAAAAAAATTATTCATGGTAAGATAGTAAAAAATAACTTATATAAAACTGTAAATAATACCGTAGTCATACCTAGATTACTTTCTATAATTCAACAACAAGATTTAGAGAGTGGAATTAAAGGAGTAAATTTAGAAGTAACTGAATTTAGCAATATTTCAACAGATATATTTGAATTTTCAATAGAAGCTAATGCAGATTATAAAAATATTGTTGCTGTACCTTCAACTAAAGTAGTAATTGAAAGAACTGGTACATATAGTCTAATATTTGGAGGAATTAAATTTGAAACTATTACTGTAGATGACGCAACTGGATTTCCACTAGAACAAGGTTATATCTTTATTGATGGCAGAGTATTCTTCTATCAATCTCGTAGTGCAAATCAATTTTTTAATTGTGTCTATGTTAGTGATTATACTAATTCTTTTGTAATTCCAGTAAATACTGAAGTTTATGCATATGGAAAGAATACAAAAACTATTCCATTCAATGCAAATGAACCAATAAAAGAAGGTGACTATAGATATGTTGGGAATTATTACTATATTGCATTAAACTCTGGAACTACTAGTATTGCATCTCCGTCTCACACTTCTGGAGTTAGAAATATAGATGGAATTTTATGGGAATATAAAGGAAAAAATCTTATTCCATATTTCTTAGACATTTACACTGATGGTGATTTTACTCAAGAACCAGTACAAATATTACCCCTTGGTTTGATTTCTGATGTAACAGTTGAATCTACAGGATCTTTGTATTCTTCTACATCATATGAATTTAATTCAACATTAGAAAATAAGATTACACTACCATCTATAACTTCTTGGAATTTAAATTTAGATTTTACTATTACTTCTAGTACATTACCATCATACGAAAATACTACAGGAGTAAACTCTGTATATGTTTATGACGGGTTTTCTTATGTAACTTCTTCTGGAATTCCTCCATACCTACAATCAATCGTAGGAAGAAAAAATTGCTATAATCAAAAACTTTTAAGAAGAATTCCAATAAGTGTACAAAAAGGAAAAGGAGTAATAACAGAATCTAAAAGAAATGTTGGAATTACTATAGATGGTATTGAAATACAATCTCCAAAAGGGAATAAGATAAATTATGGTTATTTAAATAAAATTTTTATTGGAAATCCTGGAAACTATAAAGTTCCCATTTCAAGTTCTGGTGGATATACTCAATTTAATTATCTTAAATATCCAGTAATTCTTGTAGAAGGAAGTAATACAGTACTTACAAATACCTCCACAAGAACTCTTTTATATATTTCTAGTAGTCTTTCCAAAGTAGACATTACAAAATTAAGTACATCAGTCTTAACTGGATATACATCAAAGCCAAGAATTGAAATTATTAATAATAATCCAGCAAATGTAAAAACATTTAATGAATCCAACTTAGATACATTTTTTAGTCTTGTAAATATTACAAATCATGGATTTACTACTGGAGAAAAAATAACATTTACAAGTTCTATAGAAGAGATTGGTCAATTAAGAAATAATTTTATATATTATGTTGGTGATATTACAAATAATTCATTTAGATTGTACTTTAATAAGGATGACGCAGTAGAAGGTGGAAATACATTTGTTTCATTTAGAAATAATTTTACTATATTAAATCTAACTGGAGCTATAAAAACTGATACTAGAAACCCTGTAGATTTTGAACAAATTGATTTAGATTTAAGTTTTAACGAAACTACAAATATTATTGATAACATTATCATTAAGAATCCAGGAAAAGGATATTTAAATTCACCAACAATACGAATTGTTGGTGGCGGAAAGAATGCTCAGACTCTTCCACTAGCTACGGCAGATGCAGATATATTCACTTTCCGTGGAGAATTAATTTCGGGTGCAAATTTTGATAAAGATAATAAACAGGAAATTGATGTATATGGGCTCATAACAACCAGATTTAGAACTACCCCAAGATTAACTATTAGTGCAGGATCAAATGCATCTTTTACTGTATTTACTGCAAATGGATCTATAACTTCAGTACCAATAGATAATGCAGGGTTATATTATTTTACTGAACCTTCTGTTCAAATTGATGGTGTAGGTACAGGAGCAATTTTACGAGCTAGAAATGATGTTTCTACTGGAAGAATTACTTCAATTGATATCATTAATCCTGGAACTGGATATACTATATCTCCTGTTGTCCGAATTATTCCCTCTGGAAGCGGTGGTAGTGCATCAGCAGAATTAAGATCTTGGACTTTTAATTTAAGTAATAGACTTACTTCAGATGATTATGGTGGATATCTATATAACGTTACAGATGATGATCCAAAACCTACAAATACTCCATCTGATACATTATTAATACCACATTTAAATAAAAATAATTTACCTACTGCATTATTTGATGCTCAATATTTAATTTTAAAATCAACAACAAATTTAAATAATTTCTATAATGTTTCTTCTGCATCACATTCTCAAATCATAGGGTGGGCATATGATGGAAACCCAATTTATGGAAAGTATGCATATTCTAGTGAATTTGATACTACATCAAATATAGTTAAAATGACAACATCATGGAAACTAAGAACAACTAGGGTTGGTGGTCATACTACATCACAGTATCCATTGGGAGTCTTTGTTGAAGATTATGAATATGTAAAAGACTATGGAACTTTGGACGAATATAATGGAAGATATTGTATAACTCCAGAATTTCCAAATGGAACCTATGCATATTTTGTAACCGATGAATTTCCATACTTTGTTGGACTTGAATATTATTCAACTTTGGATCAATTTAACATTTGTAGCGATAGAAGAAATGATAAAGTACCATCTAAATTTACTAGAATTAATCAACAATTAAATTCATATTATCCAAAAGAATTCAAAACTACTTCACGTTCTATTGTTAATGTAAATAAAATTACTCCTGGTGGAGTCGATAAAATTGTTGTTGAAGCTGGAGGAAGTAATTATAAAATTGGAGATAAATTAATTGTAAATAATAGAGAAACTAAAGGAAGTAGTGCCGCTGGGTATGTTTCAAGAATAAAAGGAAAAAATATATTAGATTACGCATTGTTATCTCTTCAAGATGAAGGAGAAAACTCTGTAAATTATGTTGAAGTAACTACACAAAGTTCTCACGGTCTTGCACTAGGAGATACAGTGTATTTTGATTTCGCAAAAGATCAAACTGTATATCAAAATATAACCTTACAAGGAAATACCGTATTTTTAAATAGAGCCAAAAATGTAAAAATTAACACCGCATTTACTTCAAATGCAATCTTTTATTATGACATTGAAGGTCAATTAGTTTATATGGATTCAAATGCAATAAAATTTGAATCTGATGGAATAAAAATAAAAACAGATTTAATTCCAGAAATTCTATACCTACTGGTCAATACCAATTTGTACGAGGTAAGAGCAATTGATTATGCAATAAAAGGTCCTCAAGAAGTTATTAAAATTATTAGTTATAATAAATTTAGAGTACTAAAACCAACTGATTTCTCCGAAGAAGGTATAGATGAAATTTTTTACACCACAGATTCAATTAATACCATAGGTGAAATTTATACAGCTTCAATTTCAAATAGTGGTTCAAATTATATTTCACTTCCAGAAATTTCTGGTGTCTCCAGCAATACTGGAAGTGGGGCGTTGTTACAATTTGATTCCAATACTATAGGGCAGTTAAAGAAATTTAATTATTCAATAGTCGGAGAAAAATTTACTACTAATAAAACTATACAATATGATTTAGATATTCCGTATGTTGCAAAAATTCTAGGTAACTTTGAAATTTATGAAGTTGAGATAGTTTATGGTGGAGTTGATTATATTTCAACAGATAAAATTAAAGTCAACGGTCAAATAAATCCTAATTTTGAATTCAATGTAATCGCAAACCGAGGCACTATTCTTTCAGTTGAAGTTATTAGAGGTGGATTTAATTTAACATCAATTCCAACATTAACTGTAGATTCTTTAACTGGTACTGGAGCAGTGCTAACTGCAAAGATAAGAAGAAAAAGAATATTCGCTAATGACATATTGAAATTAGGAAATAATACAAATGAATCCACTGCTAGTATTAAAAACTTTGATCCATACGGATCCACATTAGAATTTAAAGTACTTTCGGGAGAAGTTCAAGAATTTGATACTGTATACACATCTGATGGATTTCCATATGGAAAAATAGCTCATATAAGAAAAGCATCTGCATCTGCAAGATCTAATTCATATTCTTCTATAGCTCCAGAATTTTTAAATAATTATGGATTCCTTAATGATAGTACTCAGAAAATTTTAGATAGTAATTATTATCAAGATTGGTCGTATACATTATCTTCTCAGCAAAATATAACTGATTGGAAGCCTGAAGTAGAAAATAATACCCATGCTGCAGGATTTAAAGTTTTTGGTAAAAAGGCAATTCAATCAAGAAAATCAAGATTTGAAAGAACAGAAGATATTGTAAAGAGTTCTGTAGTATTTTCTGCCAATTTCTGGAGTTCTGCTACTACACCAGTTAATTTAGGACTTAAACTTTCAAAATGTACCGAACAATATATTGCAATTACTAGAATTGATGGGTTTAATGTTGGTGATTACATTTATGGAGCTTCTAGTGGAGCAAAAGGAAAAATTTCTTCTATTGAAGAAAATTATATGGAAGTTCAACTTATTGCTGGGATTGAATTTGAGATAGGAGAATATGTTTCAACTGTTACCATTGATTTTATTAATGGGATTGATGAAGAAACTAAATCTAGTTTACTATTTTATAGTGGTATTTTACAACAACCTTTTGTTGCATATTCAGTTTCTGACACTAATATTATTCCAAAATTTATTGTTAATGACGAAGATGAACTAACTTTGTATACAATTCAAGGAAAATTTGATGTGTTAGATGTTTATGCTGCAAATACTGGTAGTACTATTCCTCTTACAGCAATTGGACTTCCATTTACTCCTGCAAATAAACAACATTTATTAATCTCGGTAAACGGTATCGTTCAAAATACTTCTGACATTACTTTAAACGGTAACATTATCACTATTACAGAATCTTTAAGTAGGGGATCTAGATGTTTCATTTTACATACAAATACTTTAAACCAATTAATATTAACTAGAGTAAATTCAACAACATATACAATAAATTATACTCCATCTACATCTCAACAATTAGTATTATTTGTACGTGGTGTCGGTCAGTCCCATCTATTAACTGATTATACGGTATCTGGAAATCAAATAACATTATCTGAGTCAATTGAAGGTGAGATATTTGGATGGTTTATTAATGAGCCTGTAACTGCACAAAGAATTTTAGCACAAGATTTAAATGATAGAAAAATTCTAGATTCAAGAAATTGTACTATTGCAAGGGTAACAGAGTTTATAGAATCTTCTAAAATTGATTATGATTATGGTAGAGATTCTATATACGAAGTTAATAAACAATTGATTGATGGAACTTTAGTATCAGATTCGGATAATCAAACTGTATTTGGATTTGACACTAAATTTAAACTTACTACTCCAGAATATTCATCAAGTTACGGTGAAGTAATAAATCCTATAGTATTTAATGGAGTAAATACCACTTATGCAATGACTTTCTCTGATGGTAAGCCATATACTCCAAAAAATGGAAAAAATTCAGTTATTGTTAATGTCGATAACAAAGTTTTAGATTCTACTCAATATAACATTAGTGGTTCTAATATAACATTTAGCACAGTATATAGTTCTTCAAATTATTGTACTGTTACTGACTATATTAGCTCTCATATAGTAAATGATGGAAACCTTTCTAGTGCTAAATTAGATGATCTTCAAGTATCATTTAATGGAACTAGAAAAACATTTAATTTATCATATAAGGGAGTTCCTCAGTATGTAAGGAATACTACTGATGTGTTTACGATTAAAAATAACCTATTTTTGATCCCAGACACAACTTCTCATACAGTAGCTCAAAATAAGATAACATTAACTCAAGCTCCAACTTCTTCTGATAATATTAAATTTGCATATTTTAATAGACAATTAGGATTGACTCCAAACACCAATTTAATTATTGATCCTATTCAAACTTTTGACGGAAATTTAGATACATTCCCTATAACTATTGATGGTGTCCTGTTTACACCTGTTAGTGTTTATAATTTATATGTAATTCGTTCTGGTGTATATCAAAGACCAAATATTGATTTTACTACTAGTACTTCAAATATAACATTCTCGCAAGCTCCAGTTACTGGCGAAGAGATTATAATATTCTACTCATACAACAACTTAAATATAAATCAATATCTTACTGATTTTATATCTAATGGTAGTTCAAGCACAGTAAATCTTGGAATGATTCCTCCAAATGAAGATGATTTATTTGTACTAAGAAATGGAGTATTTCAAAATCCATTGATTGATTTTACTTTAAGTAGTAGTAATTTGACATTTACTACCCCATTAATTTCAGGTGAACCTATTTTTATAATGTATACTACAGCATCAATTAAAATTGGAGTTACAAGTGCGGTAAATAATACAATTGTATTAAATACTATGGATTATAATACACATATTAATGGTGTGTTAAGTCAAATTCAATCAATGATTTTATATGTAAATGGTGTTCCAAAAATTTACAACAAAGACTACACCATAAGTGGCACTACAATTACTTTACTCGGACCAGCTATAGATTCAACTACTACTGTATTTGTAATTAAATACCCCAATTTAACATTTGTTGATGATATTGAATATTTCCCTGATGGAAACAGAACGAGATTTAAGCTTCTCTATAATGGTCAAAACTTAACTCAATCTGAAATATTAAGTGATGCTGATATTTTAATTAGTAAAAATGGAATTATACTAGATCCTGGAACTCAATATAATATTAATGTAGCTAGAACTTTTGTTGATTTTACTATTGCTCCTCTTGCAAATGATAATTTAGTTGCAATTAAAATGAATAATAGTGTTCATGTTCCTTTAACATTAGTAAATGGAAATACTTACTCTACTACTGCAAATATCACAAGTTATAACTTAAAAAATGTCGTAATATTTTCAAACAATACCTGGAAATTTTATGATGCTGGCGATTTCACATACAACTTCACCAATTCTAGATTTACTTTATCCTCTTCACATACAACAGGAGTTTTATTTGGAATTATTTTTGATGGGGATTTTAAATATCTAGATCAACTTAATACTCCATTTAATGGAACAAATAACTTATTCAATATGTTTATAGGTGAAGAGAATTTTATTCCAGATACATATACAAGTTTAACCCCTGTCGCTTCAAATATTGTAATTAATAAAAATGGTAAAATTCTAGATCCAGGTGTTGAGTATACATTGAACGGAACCATTGGAAGTCAAGTTCAATTTTCTGTTGCTCCTATAAGTTCAGATAAAATTGAAATACGTTCTATTGGGCATTTTGTAAAACTTGATTCTATAACTTCTAATATTGCTGGTAATACTACATTTAATTTAAGATTGAATGGAACTCCATATTATCCAAATGGAACTATTGAAAGACCAAGAAAACATGAGAATCAATTAATTGTATATAAAGATGGAAATATTCAAAGTCCTTTATATGATTATTATGTTGACAATGATAAATTAATTTTTATAAATCCTTTCACTGCGTCTAAGTTAGTAATATTAGATTATGTTGGTACATATAAAGATGTAGAAATTACTGATACCAACTATACAATATCAGTTGGAGATAAAATTCAACTTGGTGGTGAATTTGAAAGTAGAAAAGTTACTGAAATAGTATCCCCAACAATATTAAAAACTGAAACTTATACAGGAAGAAAAGCATCTGGTTTTTCTGCTATTGCGGCTGTCAATTCTAGTTCTAGAAAACTTACTGGTATTACCATCATATCAGGTGGAAGTGGTTATAGTTATCCCGTGATATTAAGAACTAAGGGTATCGGAATTAGTGCAAAAGCAGTAGCAAATGTTGATCAAATTAAAGGTAACGCAATAACTACTCCAGTAACAATTGAATATAATGGAAGAAATCTATTTGGAACTCCATCTCTAATTCCAACTACATATGGATATGTGTATAATAAAAATATTCTTGAATCATCATCGGTATCAATTTCTACTATATTAAGAACTTCGCTTAATAATTCTTCTGAAATTATTAAATTAAGAAATTGCTTAAACTTCCCTCAAAATCCTCCTGTAATCGAAGTAGTAACATTATTAGGATATCCTGGAGGCTCTGGTGCTGTTTTCAGAGCATTTGTAAGCAAAAATAGAATACGAAAGGTTGAAGTTGTTAGTGGAGGAAGTGGGTATAATGAAAAATATACCGTATTAAATGTTACTGGTGGTGGAGGATTTGGTTGTCTATTAGTTCCTACTATTAATACTACCACAGGAGAAATACTATCTGTTTCAGTTAAAAATGAAGGAGAAAGCTATGACACATTTAAAGCAATAATTTATGATGATACAAATACTATTCAATCTGAAACTATAGAATATACCTATAGTTCTCATATTAGTAATACAATAGTTGTAACAAATTACACTGGCAACGGAACTACAACAGTAACTGCATCTGTTGCTTCCACCTCTGGATTTACAATTGGTGATATAATTACTATTTCTGGTGCTTCTGGAACTCAGCAAGAAAAGTTGAATGGAAGTTGGTTAATTGCATCAGTAAATACTAGTAACAATACATTCACATTTGTTGTAAATTCTTCAGTAACTTCTGGAATATATTCAGAAGATTTGGGAGTAAGTACACGAACTGTTGATACATTATTTGGTTGTACAAGATCATCTTCTCCAATTAGTCATGATTTGAACTCCAAAATTTATTCTGATAATTATCTATAATAAATAGACAAAGAACTAACAAACAAATTTAGGGACTACAAATAATGCCAGCATTAGTAACTGACAATTTCAGAGTCTTTGCCGCAGAGCAATTTATTGAGTCATTGGAAGAACCATATAATAGTTTACAAAATCCAGTAGCAGATGAATTGAGTGCTGCGGCGCAAAAATATAGAAGTAAAATTTATTTATTTATTGGTCGTTCGTATAATTGGAATGCAGAAAAATATGATGGAATTTCATCGGTTGATGAATTTAATCCACCAGATCCAGTAGATTCATATGATGAAGTAAGTGAAATTTATGACGATATGATTTCACTCAAGAGAGTTACTAGAAGTGATGTTTCTCAAGTTATTAGAAGAAGAACTTGGCAGGCTAATACTGTATATGATATGTACAGAAATAATTATAGTCCTTCAAATTTATCAGCAACTGGACAATCAAAACTGTATGATTGTCAATTTTATGTAATGAACAGTAACTATGATGTATATAAGTGTATTTACAATGGACAGAATCCAGAATATCCAAATGGAAGACCTTGTACATTAGAGCCAACAGGAAATAGCACAAGTATTATTGATAATGTTTCAGTTGATGGGTATAAGTGGAAATATATGTATACATTATCAATTTCAGATTATATTAAATTCGTATCTACAGATTTTATTCCAGTAAAAACAAATACTACTGTGCAATCTGCTGCTGTAGATGGTGCAATTAATCAAGTAGTAATTAAACAAAGAGGATTATCAATTTCTGCTGGTACATATTATGCTCCAGTTATTGGAGATGGTGGACTTGGAAATAATGACACAAAAGCTATTGTTCGTATTGTGGTCCCAGCATCAGGAACTAATAATCAAACAATAGATGTTGCTGAAATTTATCAAGCTGGAAGTGGTTATACATATGGAAAAATTGATTTAGAAGAATGTTACACTACTGAAGCTGCAGCGTTAGCAAGAAACGTAGCAAAAACAAGTATTGGAACTTCTGGAAGCATTGAGGTAATAATTTCTCCACCAGGAGGTCATGGTTCTAATGTTGTCAAAGAACTTGGTGCTTATCGTGTAATGGTACATAAGAGTTTAGACTTCTTAGATGGTAATGGTGATATTCCAGTTGATATGGAATTTAGAAGATTTGGACTAATTTCAGATCCTCAAACTACAGCAGATATAGATTACATTGAAAATACTGCTACAGTATGTAAAGCCATCAAGTTCCCATCAATTTCTACTAAAAATTTCTTAAACGGAGAAATAATTCGTCAATCTTCTACTGGAGCAAGAGGAAGAGTTATTCACTGGGACTCAACTACTAAAATTCTTAGATACTATCAAAATGAATATATCAGTGCTACTCAAACTAGTAGCCCAACAGTAAATAATCCAGATCTGAACAAAAATAAATCAATTCCTTTTTCTGGAGAAAACGAAATTACTGGATTGACTAGCAATATAACACTAACTCCAGATATTACTTCTGCAGGTACTGTTACTTTATCTGGTATTTCTTTTGTTACTGGATATGCAAATAGTGAAATTAAAAAGTACAGTGGTGAAATTCTTTACGTAGAGAATAGAAAGGCAGTAATTAGATCTAATGACCAGATTGAAGACGTAAAACTTGTTCTAGAATTTTAAACTAAATAATATCGAGGAACGTACTAAACTCTGAAGGTTTAAATACATGCAAAATACTAAGACTAATTTATCTCCATATTTTGATGATTTTGATAGATCTAAAAACTATCAAAGAGTACTCTTCAAGCCAGGAACTTCAGTTCAATCGAGAGAACTAACTACACTACAAAGTATTTTACAAAATCAAATTGAACGATTTGGTCAGCATGTATTTAAAGAAGGATCTGTAGTAATTCCTGGTCAGGTTGGGTACGATCTATTATATAATGCTGTATTAATTCAGCCATTAATTATTGGAAATAGTGTAGAAAATATTAGAGAATCTTTAGTAGGAAAAACTTTAAGAGGAACCCTTTCAAACGTAAAGGCAAAAGTAGTTAATACAATTAGTGCAGAAGAATCAGAAAAAAATTATATTACATTTTATGTAAAATATACAGCATCTGGAAATATTGTAAATAATGTACAACAGACAAAATTTCAAAATAATGAAGTTTTGGTAGATGAAAATAATAATCAAGTAGCAGTTACTGCGGTAAGAAATGCTAGTGATTATACTGGTAGTGCAGCATTCATTACTAATGGAGTATATTTTATCCGAGGATTTTTTGTAGAAGTACCAGAGCAAAATATAATTTTAGATCAATATAGTAATCTTCCAAGATATAAAGTTGGATTGGATGTAATAGAAAGCATTATTACTGCAGAAGAAGATAGTACAATATATGATAATGCAGTAGGTTCTTCAAATTTTTCTGCTCCTGGTGCAGATAGATTACAAATTAGAACAATATTTACTAAAAAAGATTTTAATTTTAACGATACCTCTTCATTCGTTGAACTTTTACGTTTTGACGGAGAAAAAGTAATTCCAGTTACAAAACTGGCAGAAAATTCTGTGTATGCAGAATTAGAAAAAAATCTAGCAAGAAGAACATATGATGAATCTGGTAATTATACAATTAAAGGATTTAATTTAAAAATTAGAGAAACTTATAATAATGGTGAAAATAATGGGGTTTATAATTTTAATGAAGTAACTCCAACAGGGGAGAAAGTTTTAAATAGAATTCCAAATCAAACTGATGGTTTGGCTATTGATGGTAGAGATTACTATACAGTAGAAATTTCTCCAGGTAAAGCATACATCAAAGGATATGAAATTGATAATAGAGATAAAAAATATTTAACCATTCCAAAACCAAAGAAATCTTCATCTGTAAATAATAGAGGTATTGTATCTTCATATGGTACATATTTTGAATTAAATACTTCTAGTATTAGAGGTATAGTTCAACCAGGAAATACCGTATTTGTAAAAAGTACTACAAATAATGTAGATACAACTTTAGGAAAAGCAAGAGTTTTATCTTTATTAGCTGATGGAAAATTATTTGTTATTGATTTAACTTTATATGTCATAATTACGGTAAATGTAAATCTTCAGAATACTTTACAAGTAGGAGATTTCATTATTAGTAATCAAGGTGCTCAAGGAATTATTGAATCAGTTAGCCCTGGAACTTCAAATAGCACAATTACTTTACGACAAGTAACAGGAACTTTCTATCAAGGTAATACTATTAAAAATAGTAGAAATACTACTACATATTCAATCGCTAGTGTAAAAGCAAATAAAATTGAAGAAGCTTCAAAAGTAACATCAACCTCATATAATTTTACTGCAAATCTTGCATTGGAGCAAGTAAGTTTAAGTGGAACAAGTTTTAGAGTTAATAATAATGTCTTGACTGGAAGTTCAACGAATTTTCAAAATGAAATAACAACTCCAATGAAGGTATTAATTGGGGATACAATTTCCATTGCGGTCACAAAAGGAGCTGAATCCTTAACTTTAGATAATACTGCAACAAATGGAACTTATTACAATGTTAAGAAGTTAGTCCCTACATTAAAGAATTTAAACCCAACTCAATTCTTAAAAATTTTAGATACTGCTATTAAGTCTACATCTGACTTTACATACTATAGAACAGTTACTGAAGTTAAAGTAGTAGATGTAGGAGGAATATTTACAATTTCTCCTACAGAAGATGTTACATTAGTAACAGAAGGAATTTTAGTTACTAATGTAAATGGAATAGTTGCTCATGCTGCTACGTTAATAAGCTCATCTAGTATGAGAATTCAAGTTGCATCTAATCTACAAGGAACTGAAGTATTTGTAACGTATAAGAAAAGAATTAATAATCCTTCATTAAGAACAAAAACAGCAAGAAAATTTAAGTTCTTACAAGTTTCAAAAAGTATTACAGATTCTGCAGTTTATGGAACTAGACTAGTTGATAATGAAATTTCATTGAAATTTCCAGACGTATATAAAATTCATGCCATTCATGAAGCAACTAGATCAGATATCCAACAAACAGAATTTATTGATAATATTTCAGTAAACGATTCAAGTGATATTAATCCTGGAGATATATTAACCAAGGATGATATTTCTGCAAAGGTAATTTCCAAAGATGGTTTAAAGTTATACGTAAAATATGCTAATGAAACTAAAAAATTTCCTGTAGGAAGTAATTTAGCTATTCAGATTGTAGTATCTACTAACAGACAAGTTACAGGTAGATATATAACATCTTCAGTATATGGAAAATATAGAGATATTACAAGTAGTTTTCACCTAGTTAAAAATGATTCTGGAGAAGCATATAATGTATCAAAATTAGTAAGAACTACAAATAGTCCAACACCTATTAATAAATTTGTTGTAATCTATGATTATTTTGAACATTTTAATAATACTAATGATTTTTATACCGTAAATTCTTATAGTATTCAAGAAGTTAATTATGAAAATATAACTCTAACCTCAGATGGATACCCTTATACTGATATTGTAGATTTCAGACATGAAGTTCAAAGTGGATCTACTTCTGGAGGTACACTAGAATCTCCATATGAAGAAAATACTTCAGCATTGGATTACTATTCCATTCCTAGAATAGTTACTTCATTCTCATATCCTGGAGAAGTTATAAGTTTAGATTATGATTGTTATCTGGGAAGAATTGATAAACTTTATATTGATGAAAATGGTCAACTAACAGTCATCAAAGGAGCAGATTCATTAACTCCTAAAGAACCAAATGAAGTATCAGATAATTTACTAATCTCCACAATTAGTATACCACCATATATGAAAAATGTATATGATGTTAAAGTGAAATTTGAAACTAATCCAAGATATACTATGAAAGATATTTCAGTTCTGGAATCTAGAATTAGAACTATCGAAGATACTACATCATTGAACCTATTAGAAGTAAATACTAATACTCTTAATATTACAGATGCAGATGGAAATAATAGATTTAAAAACGGATTTGTAGCTGATAATTTTAAGTCTCTTAATTTTGCAGATATGAATAATCCTAGTTATTCTGCATCTATTGACATTGAAAAGGGTGAGATGAGACCATATCCTTATATTAACAATGTCAACTTAGATTATGATGAAAGTATATCTACTACTTTAAAAGTAGGAACGACAGTAACTCTACCATTTACAGAAATTTTATATGCAATTCAGGATTATGCAAGTAGAGTAGAAAATTTACAACCATTTGAAACTGTAAACTGGACTGGAGAAATCACAGTTACTCCAGATAGAGATGTATGGTTTGATACCATCCGAACTCAAGGAGAAGCTCAAGAATTAGACTTAGAAACTCCATTTAGAGCACTATTAGATGCTAGTGGTGGCGTTGGAGATGTTTGGGGAGAGTGGGAAACTAATCAAATTAATCAAAACCGAGGCTGGGGCTGGGGCTGGGGCGGTTGGTGGTGGAACTGGTGGGGTTGGGGCGGCGGTCCTACATTCTCTGAAACCCAGACTAGAGATGGAAGAAGAAATACATTTACTCCAACAAATCAAGATATTCAATTGGGTGATACATTCAATGGAATGACAAACATTAGATTTGCAAGATCTAGAATTATTGATTTTCTTGCAGAGAAAATGAAGCCAGAAACATTCTTCTACTTCTTTGCTGATGGAAATGCTGCAGATACTATTGTATATCCTAAAGATATGACAGGATTGACTGATAGATCTGGAACATTTGTAGTTGGGGAAACAGTTAGAATGTATCCATTTGCTACTTTTGGTGCTAATGCTCCATTTATTACAGCAACTGTTGTAGCATCACCATTTGGTACTTATGGAACGACTTCAACATATTTAAGTCTTGGAGTTATAAACACTCCAGATTCAAGTCAAGTTAATCCTACAAATATCGGAAGCAATATTATTATTGTAGGCCAAAATTCTAATGCTACGGGAAGATTACAATTAACTACTCCTAGATTAAAATCTAATGCAGTTGGAGTAATCCGAGCATTTGTATTATTACCACCAGAAACATATGAGACTGGAGATATTAAATTTGCAGTAAATGACACTCTTCAAACTGAAGTAGGAGGAATTTCTAATTCAAGTGCTGAAACTACATATTCAACTGAAGGCACACAAGTTCAACTAACAAGTAATGTATTATCAGTTTCTAGTGCAGAGATTACCAGTACGCCATTACCAACACAAACAAGAACTTTACAAGCAGCAAATCCTTGGTGGAATCCACCAAATAGAGACCCAATCGCACAATCATTCTTTGTAGAAGAAGAAGGTGGAATCTTTATTTCTTCGATTGAAGTATATTTCCAGACTAAGGATAATTCTGTTCCAGTTTCTGTTGAATTGAGAACCATGGAAAATGGTACAATTACAGAAACTGTAATTCCATATAGTGTAGTAACTCTTTCCGCAAGTCAAGTAACTAGTTCTTCTGATGCAAGACTTGGAACAAGATTTACTTTCCCAAGTCCTGTATATTTAAAGCAGCAAACAAATTATGCTTTTATTGTAAGAAGTACGTCAAAAAATTATAAAATCTGGGTATCTAGACTTGCTGAACAAGATGTAGCTACTGGAGTTTTCATTGATAAGCAACCATTTATTGGATCTTTGTTTAAATCGCAAAATATGGTTACATGGACAGAAGATCAATTTGAAGATATTAAATTTAAACTTTACAGGGCAAAATTTGATACAAATGTAACCAAGAAGTGTGTATTAAAAAATATTGCAATTCCTGATATAGATCTTCGTTCAAATCCACTTTCATTTACACAAAATAGCAGCAGCATTACTGTTTTCCATTCAAATCATGGTCTACATGGAAATAATAATTTTGTAAAATTATCTGGTGCAATTTCTATTGCTCCTGAAACTACATTAGTAAATGCAATTTCTTCTGGAAGTCAAGTTGGAGCATTTCAAATTGGTAGTACAAATGATTCTACAGAATGGACAAAAATTAATAATGTAAATATCTCTGCCTCAAATCCAGGATACATTGTAATTGAAAATGAAATTATTCGTTATAATTTAATTAATGGTAATTTAATTACAATTCCAGATGGAGGAAGAGGACAATTTGGTACTACTGCTTCTCCTCATGCTGCAGGATCAACAGTTTATTGTTATAATTTAAATGGAATTCCATTAAATGCACTTAATACAGTACATCAAATCACTGAGGTAATTGATTTAGATAGTTATAAAATTTCTGTTCCACAAAGAGCGAATACTACTGTAATTTCTGGAGGGAACAATATAAAAGCAAGCAGAAATATTCCTTACGAGCAACTATATGCTAATGTAAACATGATTGTTCCTGCATCATGTGATGCTAATATGACATTTGATAGTGTAAGAAGTAATAGCATTTATGGTTCTAATACCTCATTTGCTAGAATCACAGGTGAATCAATTCAAAATAGAACTACAAAAGAATTAACTGAATCTAGAGCAGTTCTTTCCGAAATTAATAAAGGAACATACTTTTCTAATATTAATGGAAGTTTAACAGTCTCTGTTAATCTTTCTACTAATTCAGATAATGTAAGTCCAATTATTGATGTTACTGGTTCTTCTGTAACTACAATTTCAAATAGAATTAGAAAGAAAGTAACTTTAACTGGAGATCTAGATATATCAGAAGAAATTACTCCACTATCTGGAAGAAATGCTTCTTATATCAGTAAAAAAGTTACTCTTACAAATTCTTCTACATCAGTTAAAGTATTATTTGATGCTATAAGAAAACAAGGACTTGGTGGAGATTATCCAGAAATTAAAGTATTTGCAAAAATTAATTCTGATAATAATTTAGGATCTTTTAATAATATTAATTATATTGAACTTCCTGCAATTTCTTATCCGTTCTCAAAAAATTCTACTGAATATAAAGCATTTGATTTTGAAATTAAGAATTTACCTGAATTTAAAGAATTTTCAGTTAAAATTGTAATGGTAAGTTCAGATCAAGCAAATGTACCTATCATTAAAAACTTTAGAGCTATAGCATTGGCAGTATGATATATGGAAAAACTTAATGTTGAAGGACATCCAAATCTATACCGAGATTTGAAAAGCGGAGCTATTGTAAATGAAAATTCATTAGAATATGAAAATTATATGAAAACGTATAGGAAGAAACAGCATCAATCTGAAAGAATAGATAAACTAGAAAATGAATTATTTGAAATTAAAAATTTACTGTATAAAATTTTAGAAAACCATGAATGAACTTCCTTTAGCAAAAGCATTTTCTCTTCAAAAAATTTTAAATGATATTGATACTTTAAATGAAGAAGATGCAAAAAGAATAGCAAAAGATTTTGCTAGATTATATTTCACTACGCAACAAACTTGGATTAATTTTACATCCTGGAAAACAAAATAAAAAGATAGTCTCCTTATAAATACTAAGGAGACTTCTTATTATATAAATAACTTTAAATGGCATCTGCTCACAATTTATACATTGATCAAGGTGCAGATTTTAATGCACAAATTCAAATTTTTGATGACAACAACGCTCCTTGGAATTTGACTGGCTATACAGGTCAGGCAAAAATTAAAAAATCTTATTATAGTACTACGTCTGTTGATTTTACAGTTTCTTTCACTAGTGATAGGACTACTGGAAATATTATTTTAGATTTATCTTCTGTGCAAACATCGCAATTGGAACAGGGCAGATATTTATATGATGTTGTTATTATCAATCCAGCGTCCAAAAAAACTAGAGTATTAGAAGGAATAGTTACTATCAATCCAGGGGTAACAAAATGATAACTAGAGTAACAGTACCTAATCAATCACATTCTGCGGTAACTGTTTCTAATCAACCACAAGTAATAACAGTAGCTGCAAATGCAGCTCAAAAATTAACATCACTTGGTGATGTAACAGGAACCCCACAAAATGGTTCATTATTACAATATGATTCTTCTACCAATAGTTGGGTTGTATCTAATATTATTGAAAGACCTGGCTTAATTATAAATTGCGGTAATTACTAAACCAATTAGGGAACGTTACAAAAATGGCAACTATCATTAAAATTAAAAGGTCATCTGGAACTACTACGCCAAATCTTGGTCAAGGTGAATTAGGTTACTCCTGGGGTTCTTCTAGTTATATAGATAATCAAGGAGCATCAGTAACATCTTATGGTAAGTTGTTTCTTGGTACAGGAACAGAATCTGGTGGTGTTGCCGCTAATATTGAAGTAATCGGTGGTAGATATTTCACCGATATGCTGGATCACGGTCACGGAACCTTAACTGCAAACTCTGCAGTGATCGTAGATTCTACAAATAAAATTAATATTTGGAACGTAGATAATTTAACATTGGATGGAAATACGATTTCATCTACAAATACAGATGGAGATATTAATTTAGATCCAAATGGAAGTGGAGAAATTGTAATCCCAGATGATACATATTTAACATTTGGTACTAGTAAGGATACCAAAATCAAATATGATGAAGCAACAGACGATAGATTAGAAGTAACTGGTGCAGATTGGAATTTTGCATCTGGTGTTGCAATCAGTATTAGTGATACAACTGCATCCACAACTACAACATCTGGGGCATTGGTTGTATCTGGTGGTGTTGGTATTGGAGGAAATTTAGTAGTTGGTGGATCTTTAAGTGTAGGATCATCTACTGCTTCAGATTTTACAGTTACTGGTGATTTAACAGTACAGGGTGGAGATATTAATGTATCTCAAACTGCAACTAATATTGAAATTAAAGATAATACTTCTGGTGCTCTTGTAATTAAAGAGGGAACAAATCAATATTTAAACATTACAACTACAAATGGTTCTGAATTAGTTACATTTTCTACCGCAAATGTAGTAATTAATAATGATCTGCAGATTAAAGGTGGAGATTTAACAACAAATCAAACTACATTTAATCTTTTAAATGCAACCGCAACCACTGTTAATGCATTTGGTGCAGCAACTACAGTTGAAATTGGTGCAGCTACAGGAACCACCAACATCAATAATAATTTAGACGTTGATGGAGATGTCAACATTGATGGTGGAGACTTAACTGTATCTACTACCACATTCAATTTAGTAAATACTAACGCTACCACTGTAAACTTTGCAGGAGCAGCAACTACAGTTGAAATCGGTGCTGCAACAGGTACTACTAATATTAATAACAACCTTGATGTTGATGGGGATGTTAATATTGATGGTGGTGATCTTACAGTATCAACTTCTACATTCAATTTAGCCAATACAGCAGCAACAACTGTTAATGCTTTTGGTGCAGCAACTACCATTAACTTTGGTACTGCAGCTACTACTACTGACTTCGGAGATCTAAAAATTAATGGTTCAACAATTTTTGGGGATACAAATGGCCAAACTATTACCCTTGATCCTTATCCTGGTGGTGGAGATGCTGGCGGCGATGTTGTTGTCAGGGGTAACTTTAAGGTAACAGGAACAACAACTACGGTAAATTCTACCGTAATGACTGTAAATGATCCAGTATTTACTCTTGGTGATGCAATTAGTGAAAAAGTACTGACTGCATCTGCTTCTAACGGAGCAACCACACTAACACTAGATAATACAACTGGTTTAAATACTGGCGATATTGTTAGTGGAAATGCAAACATTTCTGCAAACACTACAATTACAGTTGTTAGTGCAACTCAAGTAACTCTTAGTGCTGCATTAACTGGTGGAATTGCATCTGGTATTACTCTAACCTTTACCCAAGGTGCAGACGATAATATGGATCGTGGTATCGAATACAGATACTATCGTGAAAGTCTAAAGACTGGATTCTTCGGTTATGATGAATCTGGCATTTCTGAAGATGTAATAACCTACTACTTCACATATATTCCAGATGCTACAAACAGTGGAAATGTATTTAGCGGAACCAGAGGTAGTGCATACTTCAAGACTGTAAAGCTAGATGATGGAATTACTAATGGAATTCCATTCTTTGATGCATACAAGAGAATTACCACAACAGTTGCAGCAGGAACTGCTGATGCAACAACATCAAACCAAATTCTCACAGTAAATGGTTCTGGTGTTCCTGTTTGGACTACAACTCTTGATGGTGGAACCTATTGATAAATAATTAAAACTATGAGGTAGTTATGAACTCTGATGAAGTAAACAATTTGTTGTCAGTAATGCAAAAGAAAATAAATGAACTGACATCACAAAATATAATGCTTGAAGCTAAAGTGATTTATCTTAATAATGTTATAACTTCATTGCAAAAGCAAGTTCCAGTATCGGATGGAGGATCTTTTGGTGAATCTTCTGAGGTAGGAACAAAAGAAACCGTAAAATCTAGAAGGTCCGCATAATGGCAAAACCAAGTAGTAGAGTACAATTAAAAGAATATTGTCTTCGTAAACTTGGTAAGCCAGTGATTGAAATTAACGTGGACGATGATCAAATTGAAGATCTAATTGATGATACCATTCAACTCTTTAATGAAAGAGCATATAATGGTATGGAAAGAACTTATTTAAAATATAAACTTACACAAGAAGATATTGATAACGGAAAGAAAAGAAATATTACTATTACTCAAACAGATACTAATGAATCTGATAACTCAAGAACTTTAAATTTTGAAGAAGGTAGAGGATATTTAACAGTTCCCGATCACGTTATTGGTGTACAAGGAATTTTTAAAGTATCTAATGCTTTTGTTAATAACATGTTTGGCTTTAGATATCAATTTTTCCTGAATGATTTTTATAATTTTTATTCATATGATATTATGAATTATTATATGGTATTAACTTACCTTGAAACCCTTGACTTTATGTTAGAAGGTAATAAAGATATTAGATATAATAAAGTTCAAAATAAATTATATATTGATCTCGACTGGGGTATGCAATCTGTTGGGGATTTTATTGTTGTGGATTGCTATAGAGCGTTAAATCCAATTGAGTTTACTAAACTTTACGACGAAATTTGGGTTAAAAAATATTTGACCGCATTAATTAAAAAGCAGTGGGGTCAAAATTTAATTAAATTTGAAGGAATTCAAATGCCAGGTGGAGTTACTTTTAATGGCAGACAATTTTATGATGATGCAGAAGCAGAAATAGATAAGTTATATGGTGAACTATTAAGTACTTACGAATTACCACCATTGGATATGGTAGGCTAATATGAAGAATGTTTATTTTTCTCACGGAACTAATTCAGAACAAAGATTATACGAAGACTTAATTATAGAGTCTTTGAAAATCTATGGACATGATGTATATTATCTTCCTAGAGAAATAGTAAATACCCCAGATGGAATTTATGGAGAAGATGTTCTCTCCAAATTTGATGAAAATTATTTAATAGAAATGTATCTTGCAGATGTCCAAGGATTTGGAGGTGATGGCACACTTCTAACAAAATTTGGTGTGCGAATTGCCGACGAAGCAACATTTATAATTTCCAAAAGAAGATGGGAAGATTTAATTTCATCCTCAAATAATTTAGTTACTTCTATTCGTCCAAATGAAGGAGACGTAATTTATTTTCCTCTTACAAATCAATTATTTCAAATTAAATTTGTTGAGCACAATAAACCATTTAGACAATTAAATCAAATTACAACATATCAATTAGTATGTGAAGTAATGGAAGATTCCAGTGAAAGATTTGAAACTGGCATTGATGAAATTGATAATATTAGAAGAGAAGAAGGATTCTCAATTACATTCTCTATTACAAAAGGTATTAAGCAAGTTAACATTGGTAGTGGCGGCAGTAATTATGGAGCGAATACTACTGTTTCTTTTGGTACTGTGACTGGTTCAACTCCTGCATCTGCAAATGTATCAGTAACCAATGGAGTGATTACATCCATTAACATAATACAACCAGGAGAAAATTATAGTACTGCTCCTGGTGTTGTTATAACTGGTTCTGGAAATGGAGCATCTGCAACAGCAATACTGGCTCCAACTGGAACATATAAAATGAATGAATTAGTAACTGGTTCAGTTAGTGGAGCGACAGGAAAAGTAATACGATATGATGTAACAAATAAAGAGCTTGAGCTTATAGATATAGTAGGGAAATTTAAGGACAATGAAACTTTAATTGGAGACCAAAGCAATGCAGAATGGGTAATTAATACCTTTAGTTCTATAGAAAATCAAAATGATGATTTTAATGAGAATAAATGGTTTGAAGATGAAGGAAATCAAATTGTAAATTGGTCAGAAAAAAATCCATTTGGTGAATATACAAATATGGGAGTATTCTAATGTTAGGCAGACACTTTTATAACGAATCTATAAGAAGAACTATTATTGGTTTTGGTACATTATTCAATAATATAGAGCTTCAAAGAAAGGACAAAAATAATAATACAATTCAAACTATAAAAGTTCCTTTTGCGTATGGACCAAAAGAGAAATTTTTAGCGAGGGTAGAGGCGGAACCAGATTTAGATAAGCGTAGACCAACACAAATACAATTACCAAGAATTTCTTTTGAGTTGAACAGTATTTCATATGACGCTTCTAGAAAATTAGGTCCAGTTCAAGTATGCAGAACTCCAAAGTCTGGAGACACTGATAAGTCATATTCTCATTACATGCCAGTTCCTTATAATTTAGATTTTGAGTTGGCAATTATAAGTAAAAATAATGAGGATGCTGTTCAAATACTTGAACAAATTCTTCCATATTTTCAACCACTATTTAATGTTACAGTGAAAATGTTGGACGAAACAAATGAGTATAAAGATATTCCAATTATATTAAATAATGTTTCTATTCAGGATGACTATGAAGGAAGCTTTGTAACAAGAAGAACTATTATATACGTATTACAGTTCACAGTAAAGAGTTATGTATACGGTCCACTCACCACATCTGAAGTTATCAAAAAAGTTAACGTTGATATTGGTACAGCTATTAATGCTAATAGATATATTAGATACAGTGCTACCCCAAAAGCACTTGAAGATATAAATGATGATGGTCAAATAAATGCTGCAGATGATTTACTAGTTGAAGCGGAGGATGATTTTGGATTTAATGAAATTTGGACTATGACAGAATAACCATGGCTACTTTTGATGAATTAGATAAAACATTTAACATTACTCCAGTAGAGGAAGAAGTAACAGAAGTTGAAGTAGTTTCTTCAACTGAATCTTCATTATCTACTGATAAAAAGTCTGATTTGGACGCAGATTATGAACACAGCAGAAAACAAATTTATGATTTAATTGAAACTGGTCAACAAGCAATAAAAGGAATAATGGATGTAGCAACTCAAACAGATCATCCAAGAGCTTACGAAGTTGCTTTTCAAGGTATTAAAAATGTATCAGAACTTGCAGACAAATTAGTAGATCTACAGAAAAAAATGAAGACCATTGAAGAAGATACTCCTTCCAGAAAAGGTCCATCTACTGTAAACAATACAATGTTTATCGGAAGCACCGCAGAACTTCAAAAGTTTCTAAAACAATCCAAAATAAATAATACGGAAGAATGATAACAATTCGGAGAATTTAAATGTCAGTCATTAAAGTTGTACAAGATTTACCTATAGTAGATACTACAGATACTACAGATACTCAATCTACTGCATTCATCGTCAATAGTGGTGTAATTCGTTTTATTGCTGATATTGCAAAAGGTCCAGCAAGAATTGCATGGGGAGGAAACCCTCTAGCAGCAAACAGCACACTTTACATCCATGATGGGTATGAGATTGTAGTCAAGGTTGCTTCCGTAAAAAGAGCTGCTATTGCTAGTATTACTAAGGGTGCGAGTACAACTGTTCTAAATATGAGACAAGATGTTGGTCGTCCAGCACATTCGTTTGTTGTTGGTGATTATGTTACTCTAACTGGCTCTTTGGTTGCTGCATATAATACTGGCGTTGCACACCTAGCAGTAACTGCAGTAACAGATACTTCAATTTCGGTTGCTCTTAACTCTTCTGGTTATGCTGATTTTACTGGAACTGCCACTCTAAATAATAGTCTTAAGTATGCTACAATTGCTGGAAATGGTGGTTCTAAAGTATATGCAACAGAAATTCAAATTGTTGGTGGTTGATAGATGGCAAAGTTTTACCGTTCAGACCAATCACTAGCTAGTGATAATAATGATGAGTATGAAGTGATGATGCTTGCCAATAAGGATGGCGACCCTATTGACCAAAGCAACCCACTTCATGTTTCTCTGGGAACAGAAAGTGTTACCATTACTGGAACAGTAAATGTAGGAACAGAAGTTAAAGTAAACAATACAACTGCTCAGGGTATTCCCATTAAGAATGATAATGGTGGTGCTTTGAGTGTTTCTGTATCTAATTTTCCAGCAACTCAAACAGTATCTGGTAGTGTTAATATCGGCACGATGCCAGAAGTGGAAATTAAAAATGATTTAAACAATCCAATTCCCGTAACTGGAACATTTGTAACTACAGCACCAACAGGAACTACGGATGCTTTTGGTCGTCAAAGAGTATCAGCACCTCTTACTCTTTTTGATAGTTCCCACAGATACAGAGATAATAACCTGTGGTCAACTGCTACCACTGGCACTGCTTCTGCTACTTTTAGTGCTAATGAAGGTCTGATTAATCTAACAGTGAATAATGCTTCTGGAACACAGATTATTCGTGAGACCACAAAAGTATTTTCGTATCAGCCAGGTAAATCTTTGCTTGTGATGAATACCTTTGTTCCTGCCACACCAAAAGCAAACTTGAGACAGAGAGTTGGATATTTTGGTGCTGATAATGGAATGTATTTTGAGATTAATGGCACGACACCTTACTTTGTAGAAAGGAGTTTATCTACTGGAACTCAAACAGAAGTAGCACAAGCAAATTGGAATGGTGATAAGTTAAATGGAACTGGTCCGTCTGGTATTACATTAGATACTACCAAAGCACAAATCCTTTGGATGGATATTGAATGGTTGGGTCTTGGTACTGTAAGAATGGGATTTGTAATAAACGGACAGTTTATCCTCTGCCATTCATTCCACCACGCAAACTTAATCGCTTCAACTTATATTACAACAGCATCACTTCCTTTGAGATATGAGCTTACTAATACTGGTGCTACAAGTGGTAGTAGCACGATGAAGCAAGTTTGCTCTACTGTCATTTCCGAAGGTGGTTATGAACTTCGTGGATT